TGTCCCCACGCAACGGCAGGAGCGAGGGCGAGAAGCAGGAGCGCGCGCCTCATAGCGGCACCTCCATCCTCACGCGCCACTTCGTCGTGCGGTCCACAAAGAATCCGCTCCCGGTCAGCGTGTTTGTGACTGTCGAGGTGTGGTTCGTCGCGTACTCCTCAATCCACACGTTGTCCTTCTCCGACCTCTCCACGCGGACCGTGCCGACCTTGCCGTGAAGGACGGCCCCGTCCACGGCGTATGTCATTTCCACGAACCGAGAGGTCATGCGGAAGGCCAGTATCTCCACGCCGCCGCTCTCCTCGATTTCAACAGGTGGAGGGTTATCCCCGACCCAGTACATGGCGAACGGGAAGTAGTTCGACGCCGGGGGCGCGACATACAGGGAGACGACGTTTGTGCCGTTGACCGTGGCGCGTGAATCTGCCTGCCATTCCGCTCCCAGGTGCTCCCACTCGTTCGATACAGTCTGCCGCACCCACAGCGGGGACGTGGGCGTGCCGCCCGTGTAGGAGTAGACAAGGAGAGTCTGCTCCACGTCGTTCGTGGCGCGCGTGAACTCCGCCGACGTGACGGTTATGCCCTCGTCCGCCGAGAAGCGCGCGAGGATGTTTTTCGTGCCCCCGTGGACGGTGGCGATGATCGCGGCGATTACGCAGGCCCATCCGGCCCGGCGGAGCGCGCGCAGTTTCTCGCCCGTCTTGCACAAGAGCCCGGCAACGACGAACGCGCCGAGGGCGCACGCGAAGCTGACGGCGAACCATAGCACGAACCTCTCCATGTCACTCCACCTCCATGAGCACGCCGCCCACCCACGTCAGCGTCTTGTTCCCCAGCTCCACGGTGACGGACCTGCCGCCCGTCACTCCGTTTGGCAGGTCGAGAGTCGCGCCGTCCCCGCTCGGTGCGTCGGCCTCGCACTTGATCCACAAGAAGTACGTAGTGACGGATGCGGGGTTTGGTATCGTCGCCGTGACGGAGTAGTACCCAGCGAACGTCTGCCCGGAATACTCCCGCTGTTCGGCATGGTAGACTGGCGCCGTCACGTTCGCGTCCGCGAGCGCGGCGAAGTCCGTGCGGGGTCCGCCGATTGTCTCGCGGTGCATGACCGTCGGTTTCATGGCGCCGAGGTTGATCGTGCACACATAGTCTATCTCGCACACGAGCCGGGCCGCGCTCCGCTCCGTCCAGCGCGCGTCCACGACGGCGAGTATGTCGGAGTCCGTGAACACGACGAGCGGCGCGAACGAGTCGGAGAAACCGGAGCGGTAGATTACCTCGTTGTTCTGCATGAGGTTCTGCACCACGGTGTCGATGGAGTTGGACGCGGAGGATGCCGTCTGCCGGGCGATGAGGGCTTTCTGCTCCGCTATCGCCACCTTCGCGGTGTTCGACGCGACGTTCTCAACGGACGCGATGCCCTCCACGTTCAAGTCGCCGTTTTGATCGACCATGAGAACGGTGTTTGTGGATTCCGTGTTGGGCGTTCCAAAGTCGATGACGGTTTCGCACCACGCCACGAACGGCGCGGCGCACGCGATGATTATGGTAATGACGCGTCTCATTGGTTGCCCTCCGCCGACAGGTTGACGTTGGTTGTGGCGGTCCAGTAGTACGCTCCACCGCTCATGTGCGGCGTCCACCATACCCCCAGCTTGTCGTCCCAAAGGCCCATCAGCGAGTGCTCGCGGATCGCGGCTGTCACGTCTGCGGGCGTCGCGTAGCCGCTCACGTCCGGGATGTCGTTCGTCAGCGCGACGCGGCCGACGTTATTCGTTAAAATCGGGCGGCTAAAAACAGTATGGATTTCAAACAATTCAGTTTCACGCCAAAATTGCCAATCTAGCACCAGCGTTGTTGCGTCCGGGTCTGTGCCGATAATGTCAGGCGTTCTTGTGTCGCTTGAAACATACCAACCGACGCTTGGATAGTATTCGCCGTCCGTGTCGGTCACCCATGACGGGCCGTGCCAATCAACCGCTTCTCCTTCCGGCAGTCCCTGGTTTACTACGTTCCAGCCGTTCGACCGCACAATCTCCCAAACATCGCCGCTTGCGTCCGTCCAGCGCGTCGGCGTGCCGTACACGTTCGCGCGCGCGACCGCTCCCGTGGACGCGAACGCGCCGAGCGCGGCGTCTGTGTAGTTCGTGGATGGCGCGAGGGACTGGTGCGACTGGAGCGCCGACATGGCGCGGTTGCTCACCGTCCCGTAGTCGCCCGGCGCGGGCGCCACGGCCTTGATGAGCGCGTCCGCCCTGTTGGATATGGCGTTGAACGCGCCCTCCGCGTCGAACGTCACGTTAGTCACCACGCGCGACGCGCCCGTGAGGTCGTCCACCTGCGCCGTGCGCACGCCGAGCGCGTCCCCGCGCGCCGCCAGCGCCGCCGCGAGCAAGATTACTGCCAGTCCTATTCTCATGTCCACCTCCTATGTCGGCCGCTTTGTCCCGCGCGCCCCGCCTACTCCGACCCCGCCAGCGCGGCGAGGATCGCGTTCACCGCCGCCCTCAGCTCCGCAATCGTGGACGCCTGCGTGAGCTGTTCGGCCGCCACGGGGACGTAGGACGTGTTGACGACCACCGCGAGGTTGATGGCGTTCAGCGACCCGTCGCCGCCCGCCGCAGCCTCCGCCTCCGCCACGCTGTCCGTCACGCGCACGGGCACGGTATTGGAGATGGTCTGCACAAGCCCGTCCTTGACGAGCCGGAGCGACCCCAGCGAGATGCCGAGCGGGAGCCGCGCCGTCGCTTCGCGCGAGAAGTTGAAGTCGATGGTGCCGCCGGGCGAGTACGCGCCCGTCTGCTTCATGCCCTGCAACTCGAACAGGACCTCGTAGCCGTTGCCGATGTCCACGTCGGGAAGGGTCAGCCGGATCGACCGCCCGTTGGACGCCGTGTCGTCGCCTTTCAAGATTGTCGGTGTTGCCATAAGCCCTCCTTAAATAGCCGCCTTGTCATTGCCCGTTCGAGATCCCGCCGCCGAGCGAGATCACGATGTTAGACACAGCCTCGCGCAGCCCCTCGTCCGTGGACAGGTTGAACGTCTTGCCCGAAAGGGCCGTTCCGAGCACGCCTTGCACATAACCGTGCAGGTTTGTCTCTCCGATGTTTACGCTTTCGGGATTGTTGATGACGAGTGACGAGCCGTCATACCAGGTCACCTCGCCGTGCATGTCCACATAGTCGTTGAACGTCACCGACATCCTCGCGTTATACCCGAAGATGACGTTTGTGTCCACATTCCAGCCGTCTGTTCCATTGTGGCTCGCTGGCAATCCTCCACCTGCCGCATACCCGCGCAGGTGGAGGGTGGTGCCGTCGTACCATATCGGCGCAAGTCCGTTCGTCTTGCTGGCATCGCCGGTGATGTAGAACTCGCCAATAGTCTGCCGCCACGACCCCATTCCTTCGTCGTACTTCGGCGGGTTCGCCACGAAATGCCCGTTGATCCATGTCGCGTCCGTTATCCCGCCCATGTTCACGCCAGCCAACGCGTAGGAGCCGATGGCAACCGTGTTCGTAACGTCGGACGATCCGCGAAGGGCACGGTAGCCGATCCCCACCGTGTCGAAGAAGCGGTATCCGTCCACGCCCGCAGCCGCCCCAATGAGGTCTGTGCGGTAGAGGTCTTGCGCGCCTCCGCCAGCACCGGCCCCGAACACGGTCGCCCTGTTGCCGGACGAGTCCTCGCCGGCGAGGTAGCCGAACCAGGTGTTGTACTCGCCCGTGATTGTAGCGTAGGCCAGTATGGCCGCGCACAGGATCGCAGATGTAATGACTGCCTTTTTCATCGTCGTTCTCCTTAGATGTCCCTGTAGCCGCCCGTTCCGCCGGTGCTGCCGCCGCTTCCGCCTCCGCCGTCACCGCCTCCGCCCTCTTCCTCCTCCATGCACTTCGGGCATGCGTCATCGTAATACTCGTTGTGCTTCTCGCAGTAGCCGCCCGGATATGGGTTTTCTTCTTCCGGCTTGTCTCCGCATGTAGGATCGTGTCCTTCTTCCTCGTCCGTTCCGTCGAACTCCTCGCCGCATCGCGAACACTCCCACACAATGTGGTACACAGATATGGTTTCGCCGCACGACTGGCACTCGTATTGTTCCGTGAAGGTTTCAGACTTCTTCCGCCACACATGGCCCCGCGTAATGTCGCCGCAGTAGCACACGCAGGCGTCCGACGCGAACTTGTGGCTCTTGAACCTCCCGCATTTGCACGCGCATTGGCCGGACGGGTACGTGTGGATCCCGGAGTCGTTCCGCGCGCCGCTCACGTCGTAGCCGCACGTCGCGCAGACGTTTGGACATTCAGACGCAACGAAACGGTGAAGGTAGCCGCATGTGCAATGGCACGATGGCGAACCCGTGCCGTGATGCCACCCGGCCCCCGTGTAGACACTCCCGCCGAACTCCCCGCACTCGCAACCGCAGCCGCTTTCCTTCGGTGTGTGGCTGTCCTTGTGCGAATAGTCAGATGCCTCGCCGCACGGCCCGTGGCACACGCCCGGACACTTGCCGTCCTGTCTCTCCTGCTTGTAATGCTTCGCGCGGCATTGGCATCTGCAATCCCCGGAAACGGTCACATGGCTTACGACCTCCGCGCCGCATTGGCACCGGCATTGCGAGTCGCTGGCCTTCTTGTGGTATGGTCTGATCTGGCTCTCCGATGCGTGGCCGCAGTAGCACCCGCAATGGTACGGGTACGAGTTGTGCAGGTTCGCGTGCTGCGTCCAGCTCGAATAGTTCGCGCTGGTGTATGTCCCGCACTTGCACCCGCACGAGCTGCCGTCTGTCTTCGTGTGGTGGGACGGCTCGGCCTTCGCCGGCTTCATCCTCTCCTTTTCAGACGAGGCGGCGAGGTGCTTTGCGCCGTCGTACCACCCGCTCGAAGTGTACTGGCATATCCTCGTGCAGTCGCTCCTCGGGTCTTGGAAATGCCACGCGCCGCCGTTGCCGTCGCTCCCGTAGCACCGGCATGTGCCGGGCTTGCGGATGTGGAACTTCGGGAGATCGGTCCCGTTCGCCGTCAGCCTGCCGCACTTGCACCCGCACGTTCCCTTTTCCCTCGGCGTGTGGCGCGAATCGTCCACGGGGCCGATGTCGAGGCCCGTGCCCTCCTTCGCCGTCATCCCGTCTTTCGCCGCGCAGTATGCGCAGATGTTCCCGCACGCGCCCTTGCTGCCGACGGCATCCTCCGTGTTCACCATGCTTGTCGGCCATGTCCGCTGCTTGTGGAACCGTCCGCACTTGCACGTGCATATCTGCACGCCGTCCTCGTTCTCCGTGTCCGCGAAGTTGTGCATCTCCTGTGCCGCCGAAACCTCGTTCGTAGGCGAGTAGTACCCGCACATACATTCGCATGTGTCGCTTTGCGTGTTCAAGACGTGGCCGTTCTGGCACGGGTTGGTGTAAACGGTTTCGTCCGGCGGTGCGAATCCGCACACCGTACACTCCTTGTGGTACGTCACATACCAGCCGTCCCGCGAAACGACCGTAGGCGTGCCGAACGTATGCTGCAAGTCCTGTGTCCCGCAAGCGCACTTGTGTCCGGCAGAAGTCCCCGTGTTGCCGTCCCATCCGCTGTGCGAATACTGCGATCCCTTGTACGCGCCGCAATACGGGCACTTCGTGTTTCCGCACGCGTCCTGTACTTCTCCGTGCGCGAACTGATAGCCGCATCCGTTCGCGCACTTGCAATCCTCGCCCCGCGTGTGGTCGCCCGTGTCGTCGTTGATGAAGGTCTTGCAATGCTCGCACTGCTTCTTCTGGCGGCATTTCGGGCTGCCGCTGACCGTGATCGCCTCGTAGACTATCGTACTCCCGAGCTCGTGGCCGTGCGTCTCGTCCCGCTTCTTCTCCTGGCACTTGTCGCACTCGTACAGGTAGGCGCAGACCGAATCGGACACGTACCTGTACTCCGTTGGATCGGAAGGCCATTGGTGGACTTCAAGCTGCTTCTTGTACTGCTTGCACCGCGTGCATTGGCCGATGATTTCGTAGTGGTAAGTCTTCGCGCGCGCCGGGGCCGTGTGATCCGTGATTTTCTCGTACACGGCCATCCCCGCCGAACGCTGGTAGTCATGCTCCGTGCGCGCGTCGTGGCCGAACGTGAGGCATTGGCATTGGCAATGCCCGCCGTTCGCGGTGCCGTCGTCGTTGTCCCCCTCCACGTCCTTCGAGCAGGGCATCCACCCGGCGTGCAGTGTGAGGTTCGTTGACGGCGGCGTGGCGTTGCAGCCGTCGCACATCGTACACTCGCACCTGGCGCACAGGTCGTTTGCCGCGACGCCCGTCACCGTCGCCTCCCCGAACACATGCTCGCCGCTGCACCCCGTGCAGATGGTGGTGCATCCGCTGTCGTCGTCCGCGTCGCAGACGCCGCAGTTCGTGAAGTGGTGGACGTGCGTAATCGGCTTGGAGTAGCCGCAGCCGGAAGGGCACACGTAGGTCTGCGTCCAGCCCGTCTCGATCCCGTCCGTGTTGTAGGTCAGCGTCTTCGACCCGCTGGCGACGAGCGTGCCGTGCGCCTCGATGGGGCCTGTACCGCATTTGCACGAGTGGTGCGTCTCGGTGTAGTTCGAGCCGACCTTCGGGTAGGAGTGGTGTTCCGTGCCCTCGGAGTAGCCGCAGCTCTGATACCTGATGCACTTGCCCCACGAATACGAGCCGCACGTGGTCGTATGCACTTCGTGCTGCGGATTGTCCTCCAGGCAGATGTGGGCCGTGATGTAGTTCGACTGCCAAATCTGCATTTGAATGTTCCACTCATCGACAAGCATCACCACGGCGTCCATCCACGCGTCCGTGTTGCCGATGTCAGACACGCGGATCGGCTGCTCGCGCACGCCGTTCGGGTCGTATGCGTTCACGTAGTAGACGACCTGCTGGTTTGCCCCCTGGCCGAACGTCCGCGTAATCTGCCACGACTCCGTTCCCCAGTCCGGGTAGAACACGGACGGATTGGGCCACTTCTCCGCCGCCTCCTTGTCCGTGAGCGTCTTGTACTCTTCCGGCATGGCCTTCTTCAAGGCCTCCTCCGTGTTGTCCTTCTCCACGCAGTTGCAGCCGCTGTCGAGCTGGCAGACGTGCGTGTCCGGCGGTGCCTCGGGGAAGTCCGTCCAGGTCATTTCCCACATGTCTGCGAACAGGAAGCCGCCGCCGCTCCCGTCGAGCAGCATGCCCTTCTTCAACTGCACCGTGATCGAGGGACCGCCGGACGCGGCCCGTAGAAGCCTCGCGCCCCGCGTCGGCGTCTGCGCCGCGCCGCTGTTCAAAACGGGCTGTGAGAACGTGAGCGAGATGCTTACGATGCCGGGGAAGTTCGTGTCGCTGAACGGCGACGTGAACACGATGTTAGTCACCGTGACGCCGCTCTCCGTCGTGATGTTCGTCGTGACCGTACCGGCGGACACGCGGATGCCGGACTGCGCCAGCGTCCTGCGCACCCACTCCTGGGTTGCGATCTTCGTCTTGCCCGTGGCGGCGTCCGCGTAGCACGGGGCGCAGCCGGCCAGCGCGACCAACGCCGCGCACATAATGATCTTCGCTTTTCTCATCTCGATACTCCTTGATCTGAAAACTCCGGCGTCAGCACGCCGTTCTCCACGGTGACGTTCAGCTTGTGCCACAGGCCCGTCACGGGGTTGCGCACATACGCGTCGTCCGGCACGAGCGGGATCGCGTCGGGGTCCACGTTCAGCACCGACTGCTCGATGTTGAGCCGCCCGCGGCCCAGCCACACGGAGCCGTCGCGCCCGTCCTTCCCCGTGACGTGGTACTTCGCCCTGCCGACGTTCGGGAAGTGCAGCCCGGACGCGTACACGCCCCAGCGACCGTCCGGCAGCGGGCTTGCCGACGCCATCGAGTAGTTCTCCGCTCCGGGACGGCCCGCGTGGAACGTCACGTTTACCACGCCGTCCGGCACGCCGACAAGCTCCAGCTCCAGGGCCGACCCTCGCCCCACCGTGATCGCGCGGAGGATCGAGTCCTCGCCGGGCCTTCCGACCTTCAATATCATTCGACTCATGCTTGCTGCTCCTTCCTTACGTCGAGTACACGCTTACGCTTCCGTTCTCGCCGGACACGCTGACCCAGCGACCGTCCGCCGCAAGCGTGATCTCGCGGAAAAACAACTGCGTGACGCCCATGTTCGTGTAGGATCGCGTCACCGCGAAAAACTTTACGCCGTTCCCGCTTCCCGACGCGGTGAACGAGTCCGTGCTTGCGCTTGCGCCGCCGACGCCCGCGCCGGACGTGAGCGATCCAGGCGTCCCCGCGTCCGGAGTCGGAAGGACGGTGGGGTTGTCGTCCTTTATGAACTGCTCCAGCCAGTCCGCGTTCACGGACGCGCAGTTGTCGCCCCATGTGAGCGAATTGCCGTCCAGGCACGAACGCACCACGTCGCGCGACTCGTCGCGCTGCGCCTTCGACAGGCCCTTGCTCTCGTCGTGCTTGTCCACCGCCGACAGCACCGCCGCCATGTCGATGTCCAGCGCAAGGCTCCTCTCGCCGGGATTCGCCGTGTTGTTCACCTTGATGGTGCCGCCCGGCGAATGGACGCCCAGCACCCACCTCGCCAGCTCGTTTATCAGCTTCCGTGGCCAATAGAACCGCCGCCGCCCTGTCAGCTCGCGGATCATGACGACAGCGCGCTCCAGTTCTTCTTGACGCTCGCCGTGTTCACCTGCCCGGCCTGCCGCCAGCCGTACACCTCCTCCGTCTCCGTCACGACATACCCCTCGTCGTCCGACACCTTGCGCGTCGTGGCGTAGACGATGGTGCCGACGTGCAGGGACGCGTAGCACCACGATCCGTCAAGCCACTGTCCGTTCACATACGACTGCGCGAGGCACCGCATCACCTTTTCCGCGACGCTGGTGTTGTTCGCAAGGCTTGTCGCAAGGCTCTCCGCCGCAGACTGCGACAGGCCGGGATGCTCCTTCACCGTGACGGTCTTGGTCGAGTACAGGGCCACGTCGAGGTATGTGCGGACGTGCGTGGAGGACACGTTCACCGACACCGTGCGCGTCGTGCCGCCGCCGGACACCACGCGCGTCGTCTTCCACGTCGAAGTGTCCAGCCCCTCCACCGTGTACGCCACCTCGCGCTTCGTCACGATCCAGCCGTTCGCCTCGTTCGCGCGCCGCGCCGACACCTCCGTCTTGGTTCCGGTCGTGACGGTGATGGAGTGGTCCTCCTCGCCGAACGTGGCGTAGTATGAGGTCTGCGTGGTCGCATCCGTCACGCCCACCTTCGCCAGCGCGGACGCCTCGTTGAGCGCCCTGTACTCCGTGATGGTCTCCGTCTCCCTCTGCCGCACCGTCGTCTGCCCCGACTTGGAGAACAGGATCGTGGACACCGACTGCTTCGACGTGCCGACGACGCATTCGCCGTTCGTGCCGCCCGCCGTCGGGAGGGTCGCGTTCGTGCTGTCGATATCCAACCACGCCATAGGTCATCAACCTCCGACGCCGGGCTGCGCCTCGTCTGCGGGGTCGCTGATCTTGCCCGCGAGGACGTTCAGCACGCCCTCGCCGGCCACGCTCCGCGCGCCGTCCGCGTCCACCGTCTCCACCTTGTAGTACGTCTTCGCCGCGAACTGGAGGCATTCGGCCGGGATGACCGCGCGCCACATGCCGCGCTCCGGGTGGTACGTGGCGCCGATGGAGCGGCTGTACTCCGTGGCCGCCGCGTTCCCGACCTTCAAGGTCAGCGAGGCGGCGTAGTACGGCACGTGGAGCCAAACGGCCGCCGCGCTGTTGCGCCACGCCGTGATCTTCCCGAGCGCAAGAGCCGGGTTGCTTGATAGGTAGATTGTCGCGTTCGCCTGTTCTTCCATGTCGGCACCTCACTAGTGGCCGGTTTGTCAAGCGGCGCGGCGGCGCGTCATTCCTCGTCTGCGACGATCTGCGCGATGTAGGCCTCGATCTTGGCAAGGTAGTCGCGCGATTCGACGGCGGCGCGGGCCGCGTCCTCCTGCTCCTTCTCCGCGATGGCGACGCGCATGGTGGCCTCCTCGTTGACGGAGAGCCGCTTCCTTCGCCGCCAGTCCGTGAACAGGCCCTCCATGTCCTCCACCCCGCCCTTGCGGAGCGCGTTCTGCGCCTCGGACATGAGGGAGCCGTTCCGCCCGTGGACGAGCGAGTAGTAGTCCTTCTTGTACTGCTCGCGCGCCGCCGCGTCCGCGTCCATCTCCCGCCCGTAGGCGACGAGGCTGTCCTTGTTGCGGTAGAAGCCCCACGCGCGCGCCGCCTGCGACTGCGCCTCGGCGAGGCGCGCCTCCGCCTGCCTGTTCGCCAGCGCGGCCCGCTCCTTCTCCTCCCTTGCCATCCTCGCCGCGTAGGCCGCCTCCTCCTTCGCGTACTGCATGGCGCGCTCGTGGGCGATGCGGTCGTTCTCCTCCTGGAGCCGGCGCTCCTCCTCCGCCTCCTCCTGGACGGCGCGCTCCCACTCCTCGCGCTCCTCCTTCTCCGCGTCAAGCACGATCTTGTTGTAGGCGTCCTCCAGCTTCGCCAGCTCGAACTGCTGCCGCTCGTCGAGGTTGCCGCGCTGCGTCCGCTTCTCCTCGATCTGCTGGCGCAGCTCGTCAATCTCCGTCTGCCGGCTGTCCGCGGCTCCCTGCTGTCGGTCGCGGATGGACAGGAAGCGGTCCATCTCCGCCTTCCGCTTTTTCCATTCGGACTCCGCCTTGTCCATCTCCTCCTTTGCATGATCCATCGCAGATTTCTTGCTTTTGAATCTTCCGCCTACCGCTGGACCTTCCCACAGCTTCACTATTCCCTCGGCTGCAAGGCCAGGAAGATTCCAGCCCGGTGTTACGAATTTGCCATAATTCGTCTTTGAAGCCTCTTCTGGGTCGAGTGAAAGAAACTCCTTCTTTGCCCTTTCATACGCGGCCTTCTTCTGGTCGTATTTACCCCTCGCCTTATCTACGACTCCATACGCCTTCAACTCCGCCGCGTCGTCCGTCTTCTGCTTCGCACGCCGGGCCTTGGCGAGCGTTTCCTCCTTGGCGGCCAGCTCCTCCTCCGCGAGCGCGATCTCCTTGTCGGCGCGCTCCCGCTCCCGCCTCTGCTTCTCCTGTGCGATGAGAACGTCGTGGTACGCCCCGACCTGCGCGGCCTCCAGCGGGCTGCCAGTGCGGATGTTGCCGTCCCAGTCCTTGTACGCGCCGTACATGCCGCCTGCCGTCAGCACGTCCTCGTACTTGGCGCGCTCCATCTCCAGCATGATGCCGTCGTCCACGGCCTTGTTGACGGCCTCCTTGGCGCGCTGGAGCCGGAGGTACGCAGCCGCCTGCTGGTCCGCCTTGGCGATGGCCTTGTCGGCGTAGGCGGCCTCCTTCTCCAGCGTCTCGATCCAAACGTCGCGCTGGCGCTCGAACGCCTCCGCCGCCGCGTCCGCCGCGACCTTGGCCTGCTGGTTTGCGCGCTTGACCTTCTCCATCGGGTCGGGGAACAGCCCCAGCGCGTCAACGAGCTTGCGGGTTGCCGTGTACGCGATGGTGAACGTGGCGATGATCGACCCGACGGGGCCGAGCACGCCGGAGATTGCGCGCCCCAGCCCGCCGAACGCGCGCCCGACGCTGCCGAGAGGCCCCGGCATCCGCCCGAGCAGGGAGATTGCCATGCCGACCTGCCCGTTCAATCCCTTTATCGCCGTTCCGCCCGCGTCCGCGCCCTGCTTGAGGTTCATCCACGGGAGGCGCGCATGCTCCGTCCGCAGCCGCCTGTAATGCTCCTCCGTCTTGGACAGGCCGCGCGCCAGCCGCTCCTGCGCCACCTCGGCCTGCGTCCACACCTTCGCCGTCTGCGTCTCCAGCTCCTTGTACTGGATGATGCTCTTGCACAGGCGGCGGTACGCCTCGTCCTGCTCGTTCAGCGCGTCCGTGGCTTGGCGGGACTCCGCCTTGAACCTCTGCACGGCCTGCTGGTACTTGGGCGTCGCAAGGTCGTGGAGGGACAGGATCCACGAAATCTCGTCATTCTTCACTTCCGCCATCGCCGGCCTCCTCCGTGTCCGTCTTTCCCGCGTTGACGCGCGCGATGATCGCCGCCCGGAGGGCGGTGAGGTCGTTCAGCGCGTAGTCCAGCTCGTCCTGCTTGCGCTCAAACGTCGCCGCGTCGCCGCTCGTGGCCGCCGCCAGCCGGAGCAGGTCGTTGTACGCCCGCACCGCGTAGGACGCGCTCCGCCCCCACAGCCACTCCTCCGACTTGATTCCCGAATGCGCCTCAAGGCGCGCCGCGATCCGCGACCAGTCCACCGATTCGTCGATGAAGTTCCCCCTGCGCTTCGTGTCCGTCCGCCGGCCCAGCGCAACGTCCACGGCGTACTCGATCTCCTCAACCGTCGCAGGGATGCGCAGGACGCAGCGGAGGATGGCCTTCTCGGCCTTCTCCTCCGTGTCCAGCCCGGCGAACGCATCGCGCTCCCGCGCGTGGATGAGCGCGTAGACGAGCGCCCAGAAGTAGCGCGGGCGCTTCTCCGTACCCGCGCCCCACCACTTGTCCGGGTATTCGTCCAGCCACGCGCTCGCACCAGCCGTCATGCGCCACAGGAACACGCCGTCGCAGACCATGACGGGCTTGCCCATCGCGTCCGCGTTGACGCCCTCGTAGGGGTTCTCGGCGCGGCGGCATGCCATGACGAGCGCGTCCACCTCGTCGGCCGTGAGGTCGGAGGCGGACACGCCGCGCGCGGCAAGACGCCGCAGCTCGTTTTGGAGGCGGGCGTGCTTCATGCGCGGCTCCCCTTACGGCGTTGACGCGGGCGCCACGTAGTGCGCCACGTGGTGCGTGAGGGTGATGCGCGACGTGCCGAACTGCGTGTTGCCGCGCGAACGCCCCTTGTTCTGGAGCTTCCAGCCGGAGCCGACGGTGAAGTCCGTGCCCTCGACCGCAAGGCCCGTGAACTCGATCTCCAGCGTCTCCGTGCCGTCGTAGTTGTCGCCCTTGAGGTGGCCGCCGTCGCGCGTCAGCTCGTCAACGTGGTTGACCTGCATGGAGTAGGTCGCCGTGCGGATGTCCACCGCCGCGTTTTCGGACAGCGCGAACGCCGCATCCGGGTCCGACGCCGTGCCGAACTGGTCCGGCACGCCGATGTCCATGGCCGGCGGCTCGATGCTCGGCACGTACTTGCGGCACTCCTCGTGGCCGTAGTTGGTCGTGCCGCTCGCCACCGTGCCGTCCGTGTGGTAGTGGCCGGAGATGTTGAGCGAGGGGAGGGCGTTCTGGCCGTAGGACAGGCGGAAGCTGTCGATGTGGACGTACGGCGCGTCGTTGGCGGAGCGTCCACGGTCGCCCACGGCGGGCATCGTGTAGCGGGGATCGGTGCCCGTCTTGCTCTTCGCCACGTAGTCCATGGAGACGGTGGCCTTCTTGTCGTACTGCGCGCTCCGCAGGAAGTCGCCGTCCGCCTTGAGGGCCGCCGCCTCCTGTCGGTTCTCCGTGGCGTTGTCGCCGTTCTGAAGCTCCCAGTCGGTCAGTTCGCCGATGCCGGAGTTGGGGTCGAATGCCGTGACCCGGTCCTGTGTTCTTGCCATGTCTTTTCTCCTTTCGGTTTACGTCGTTGCTTGTTCCGCCGCCTGCGGCAAGCCCTGCTCGTCGCGGTGCGCGGAAGGGGTGTGGCCCGGCACCATGCGCCCAGACAGGCGCAGGGTCGCCGTGTCCTCGTTGCGCGACGAGAGGGACGAGCCCGTGCAGACGAACTCCGTCTCCCTCATGCGGCGCCCGTACGGGGCCGTGAAGCGGTCGCCCACCTCGGGGATGTCCTCGTCGTCCACGTCGTCCGTCACGGTCGCCGTGAGCGAGATTGACTTGCGCTTGTCGTACACGCGTATCTCGTGGACCTCGCCCACGCGGTTGCGAAACACCTCGTAGTCGCCGTCGTTCGTGACGGTCTTCTCCTCGATGCTCCCGTAGTGGGTGCGGCCGTCGAAGCCCCACACCACCCTGCCTTTGTCCCTACTGCCCATCCTTCACCTCTCCGCACAGGCCCTGCTCCGTCCGCAGGCGCACCACCACGACATTGGCCTTGTTGTCGTCCGCCCGGTCCGCGCTCTCCACCGTCAGCACGTTGTCGAAGCCGTCCAGCTGGCGCCAGTGGAGGATGCGCGCCACGCGCTCCGCCACGCACTGCGCCGTGAGGACGAACTGCCCCTTGCGGTTGAACAGCGGGTTCTCGTGGCAGCTCACGTCGATGTCGAGCGCGCCCGTGAGGATCGCGCCGCTGTTGGCCCGGCGGCGGAACCCGGTCACGGCCACGAGGACCGCCACGCCGCCCGTGCCCTTGGAGATGGCCGTGCTAATCGCCGTCTCGATCTCCGCCTTGTCCTCCACGATGACCGTGAGGTTGTCGTACGCGGAAAGCACCTCGTCGTCGCGGATGGCGCGCGCCACAGATTCGGCGCACCTCCGCAGCACGGTGTCTAGGGTTGTCGGTATCTCCGCCATCAAATGCCTCCCATGGCCTTGCGCAGGCCCTCTTCAATGCCCTCGTTGGCGGCGCGGCGCACCTCCCGGTCGGTCGGGAGCATGGCCGGGTCCTGCCGCTGGAAAACGGAGTCGCGCAGGAGGTACAGCGGGAGGAGGGTGCGCGTGCGCCTCCTGCCCCTGCCGCGCGTCACGTTCGCCGCGAGGATGTCGTTGCCGGCCTTGGACCGGAACACGAACAGCCGCCCGTACCTCTGCTCGACCTCGCGCGCCCGCTTGCCGTATGATTCCCGGCTGATCGGGATTGTGAGCCGCTTCGCCTCCACGGGGTGTATCTCGACGTCGTGGAACGCGCGGCCGATGCCGGCCATCGTGAGGTGTATCTCGCCGCCGCCGGAGTGGGATTCGTGGCTCATGTCGCGGGCGGCGCGCTCCATGTGCTTGGTGTGCTTCGCGCCGAGCCTGTCCGCCGTGTCGTGGTGCGCGTTGGCGTAGGCGAGGAAGTGCGACTGGATGAGGTTGAACGTGCGGCGCGTCGCAACGGCGAACACCGTCTGCCGCCCGCGCGGCGTCAGCGCGCTGTACACCGCCTCCGTGTGGCGCAGGTTCGTCTTGACCGTCAGCTCGACCATCGCGCGCAACCCCTCACAGGCCGTTGACCGCCTCCGGCGTGACGCGCCGGGGCGTGTGCGACACGAGGCGCGCCGCGCTCCCGCTGGCCGCCTCGTCCTCCGGCTCGAACGACTCCACGTAGAAGTGGTCCGCCGCCACCGCCTGGAACACCGCGATCGCCTGCTGGCGACGGATGCGCCGATCCTCCGTGTTGTCCACGGGGACGCGCGAAACCACGTCGAACGCGGCGTAGTCCATCGCGGGCGCGATGAGCGTGTCCGGGATGAGGGCTTCGTCGGCGGACAGGCGGATGCGCCTGTTGGCGCGCATGTACCCGCGCACGAGGCGCACGGTGCGGAGGATGAGGTCGGCCACGGGGTCTGTTGAACCCTCGACGGCGGCGGCGCGGTACGCCTCAACCTCCGTGTCGCTGATGGACTTCTTGAGATCGTCCTCTGTTGCGGCTCTCCACATGGCCCTTGACCCTCCTTGTACAGCGCCGCTCCGGCGGGCGTGGCGACAGACACGCGGACAGACAGACCGCACAACCACGCTCCGCCGGAGCGGCGGAAACGGACCACGGCGGGGGCGGCACCACGCGCGCCCCCGCCGCTCGCCACTCAGTACACCATCAGCTTCCGCAGCCCGAGGTCGGACGTGAGGACGATGTTGGAGTAGTGGCTCACGCTGATGAGGATGAGGTGGCTCGTCAGCTCCTGGCGGTACACGCGGAACGCGCCGCCCTCCTGCGAGGAGACGAACCGCTTGATGTTGGACGGGTCGTCCTTCGACATCCCGGCCTGCGCGTTGAACGCCAGCACGAGGTTGTCGCCCACGAGGTTCGCCTTGGAGGAGCCGGACTGGAACCGCTCCTTGTTGACGAACACCTCGTCGCACGCGAGGAAGTCCGCCAGCTGCTCCTTGGTGAAGCCGGCCGACGCGAACGCGCCCGCCGTGTCCTTGGAGCGGAGGCCGAGGACGCGGGCCTGCCACGCCTTCTTGCCCATGAGGATGCGGTTTGGGTCGAGGCCCGAGGAGTCGCCGCCCGACAGGAGGACCGCCGCGAGGTCCATGTCCGGGTCGCTCCACGCGATGGTGGACGCGGACGCCGTGCCGCTCGTGTCGGAGGTGGTGGCCGGCTTGGACCAGTTCTTCTGGTCGTTGCCCGCGTAGGGCGCGGTGCCCGCCTTGGCGGTGTACGTCGCGCCGCTGGAGAGGAGGGCGATGGCGCGCCTGATCTCCATGCGGAGGAGGATCTTGCGGAGCCACGCGACCTTGCGCTCCTCCAGCCCGTCCTCCGCGTCCTCCTCGTCGAGGTCGATGAGGGTGGCGAGGCCCTTGTTGAAGGTGCGGGCCTGCACGATGTCGCCGCGCGCCTCGATGCGCTTGAACTCGCCGCCGAGGGCGCGGATGTCCTCCGTCTCCTCCAGCGCCAGGAACTCCTTGGCGTTGTTGGCGGTCTTGTACTGGAACTTGCGCGACACGTTCACCTGCGGCGCGACGAAGTCCAGCAGCCTCTCCAGCTCGCGCTGCTCGCTCGTCCAGCCGACGGCGTACTGCGTCAGCGGCTCCGAGAAGAACTGCGCGTTGAAGGAGGTCTCGTTGGCGATGGCGATCTGCCCGCCCAGCTTCAGCTCGTTCACGAGGTGGAAGCTCTCGCCCGCGAAGTCGTAAGTGATTTTCTTGCTCATTTTCTGCTATCTCCTGCTTGAAGGATTTTAGGTGTTGGTGTCAACGTCGACGAGGTAGCCGGCCACCGTGTGCGCAACCTCGATGAGGTCGCCGCTGGCGGTCGCGGCCTCCAGCGCGCGCCCGACGACCACGTCGCCAACCTGGGCCGCTCCGCCGATGGCGTTGATGGCCGCGCCCTGCGTGATGGCGCCGCTCGCCTTGACCACGACCGTCCCGGCGAACGAGCCGAGGATGGCGACGGTCACGATGTCGTTGGCGGACGCGCCGTCCAGCGCGACGCCGATGGCGGCGTCCGTGTCGCCCGTGCAGGGCGTCACCTTGCCCTCGCTGAACTTCACGATGTCGCCGCGCACGATGGTGGCGGCGGCCTTGTACGTGAGGCGGCCGTTGAGGTGCATTCCGGCCTCGTTGAACAGCTTGAAGTGCATTTTCTTCATCTTCTTGTCTCCTGTTTGAGAGTGCTTGGTTTCCGCCGCCGTCACTTGGACGCCAGCTCGGGATGCTCCGTCTTGGCCCGCATGAAGGCGTCGTGGAACGTCATCTTGCCGCCGCTCGCCGCGATCTTCTCGTTGGCGAAGTCGAGGAGGGTCTTGCCCTTGACGTTGTGCTCCTCCGCCTTGGCGGGCGTCACGACGGCCTGCGTCTTGACGGCGTGCTCGTTGGCGAGGGCGAGCGCCCCGGCCTCGATGTCCTTCTCCAGCCGCTCCTTCCACGCGGCCTTCCCGGCGGGCGTGATGTTGCCGGCGGAGATCGCGTTGTCGAGCATCAGCTCGATGCGCGCGCGGCGCTCGTTGGCGAACTTCTGCTCCGCCTCCTCGGCGGCCTGCTTCTGCGCGGCGACCTCGGCGTTCGCCGCCTCGACCTTGGCGGTGGCGTCGTCGGTCGCGGCCTGCGCCGTGTCAGCGGCCGCGACGGCGGCCTGCTGGAGCTTGGTGATTTCTTCGGCGATCTGCTCTTCGGTCACGCCCTCTGCGGGTAGGCCGAGAAGAGCCGCCAGCTTGGCAATATCCATTTGGACTGCTCCTGTTTGGGTTTGAGTTGTACTTGCTTCCGGCGTAGCCGAAATCGTCTGCCCCTCGTCGCCCCACTCGTTGGCGAGGGTGAACTGCTTGATGCGCGGGTTGTTGACGAGGCCCACGCTCGTCAGCTGCGACACGTGGACGCGGGCCGTGTCCGCGTCGTCGCCCACCTCCGCGTCGCCGCACCAGTAGGGCGAAAACCACTTGAAGCCCTTTCCGGGGTTGTGGATCCACTCCACCGTGAGGGTGGCGGCGTCGTTGGCGACCTCGATGCCCGTGATCCAGCCGATGGCGGCCTTGTTGGGGTACTTCGCCGCCACGTCCGGCACGTCCGGGTGGCCCTGGTAGACGGGGTAGCCCTCCTTGGGGAGCGCGGCCTTGACGGCGCGCGCGCTGGCCTCGTCCCATAGCTGGACGATGCGGCGCTTGCGCCCGTCCGGGCATTCCGCCTCGCCGTACTCGTACTCGCCGTACGGCATGCGGATGTGGCCGACCTCGCCCTCCGCCGTGAACTCGTTGGCGAAGCCGTCCGTGTGGTAAATGGCTGTGAATCGCTTTTTCATGGGTTGTCACCTATGGCCGGTTTGTCACGGCAACGATTCAAGCGAAGTATTTTTTGAACACGGCCCGGTGCTTGTCGTCGACATCATACAGGTCGTGAAGCTGCTTCATGGCCCGGCCTTTCAGCGATTCCGGGAGCGCCCGAATCATCCGCTCGCTCAGATCAAGAAACTTCTCGTCATCGCTGTCTTCCCAGCCGTATTTCAAGCCCTGCTCCTGTAGCCTATGCCACTCCCGCGAAAGTTCATCGTCGGTGTTCCCAGTGTAGGCCTGGTACGCATTTATAATTCCGGCATCTTGTCCGCTCTCAAACGCTTTCGTAGCTGCGGACTCATCGCCCTTAGCAACAAATCCACCAGCCCGGCGCGTCTCCCAGCCCTTCTTGGCACCTTCGGAGGTTCCGTCGTTCGCAAGGCGAATCCGCGCGCGGTCAATCACCTGCTTCAACTCGTTGGTAAGTCTCATTGAGTAATCCTTTCTGTTGGTTATCAAGCATTCTTGCGACTACTAGGTCACGCAGTTCCGCGAGGGCGGGCATGGCCTCGTAGTCCTCGTCGAGGATGAAGGGCGCGTCCGCGCCGTCCTCCCCCTCGTCGTCCCCGTCCCCGAACGCGCCCTCCGTGAAGTACGCCGCGCTCGTCGGGGTGATCTCCGTCACCACGCCGTCGCCGTCGTCCGCCACGATCGGCTCGAACAGGCCCTGCGCCGCGCCTGCGGCGGCGTCATCCGCGCCCTCGTTCGCGTAGGCGCGGCGGTACTCCTCCAGCAGCTCCGGCGCGTTCTTGAACAGGACGGAGTCGGATATGTACTTCTCCAGCGCGACGGACGGGCTGTCGCAGATGTGCCGGCCGCACCGCACCACCACGCCCGCGAGGGCGTTGAGGTAGCCTTGCCTGTCCTTTTTGGGGTCGATCTTGATCTGGTCCACCAGCTCCGACGCAAGGCGCGTGGCGCCCGCGTGGCGGATGTTGTGGGCCGTGAAGCCCTTGCCCTTGAGGTCGCGCACGACGCCCTCCCGCTCGCCGATGCCCGTGAGGTAGCCGTTGACCTTGGTAGGGGACGTGGCGGAGCCGAGGATCGGCTTGCCCGGCGGCGTGGCGGCGATGCGCGCCTCCAGGAAGCGCGCGAGGCGCGGGTCCTGCACCGTCTGCCGCCAGTGCGCGTTCTTGGCGTCGAACTCGACGCGCACCGTGTCGCCGCTGACCGAGACGTTGCGGCTCGTGAGGTCGAGCGCGCCGAGGTTGTCGTTCTTGCCGCTGCCGCCGATCCGGCATTTCGTGCGCGTGAGGAAGTAGGCCGTGTTGGCCTCCATGCTCCCGGCCTCCGCGTCGTGCGCGATGTGGTCGAAGAGCCTGTCGTAGTTGGCGACGATGGAGTTGACGCTGCGGAACTTGCCCGCCTGGTTCTCCCGCTCCGTCTGCCTGTCGTAGCGCGTCTGCACGCGCCCGTCAGCCGCCGTGTAGGAGAACAGCTGGCCGCGCCCGTTGGCGAAGTCGCGCCGGACCATCGCGGACTGCGCCGTCGGGTCGAACACCACGCACCCGGCCTCCTTGAACGCGCTCTCCAGCCTGCCCGCCTCCTCGCGCGGCACGGGCTTGCCGCCGAGCGTCCACTCGTACTGCGGCTGTCCCTCCTTGCGGTTGGACACGACCTTCACCGCGCCTTTCTTGGTCGTCTCCTCGTGCGTGCCGTAGTCGATGGCCGCGCCGCGCCTGTAGATGTCGCCCTCGCCCATGCCCTTGAAGGTGCGCGCGCCCGTGTCCGGCACGTCCCGGTACTGGTCGAGGTGGGGCGTCTCCTTTTCCTTCCGCTCCTTGCCCATCTTGGAAAATGTGAACTTCTCCTCGATGGGGTCGGGTTCGTACTCGTGCGAGCCGTCCTTCTTCAAGCGGTACGCCTTGCCCTCCTTCTTGTAGGCGAACGTCTCCGCCGTGCGGCCCTCGCCCTCCTTCTTGATCCACCTGCCGTCCGGGCCGCGCGGGTGCTGGCCCTCGTCGTAGTCGCCGAGGGCGTTGCGGAGGCGCAGGGCGCAGAACGCGCGCGCCACGGCCTCGTCCCACATCTCCATCCGCGCCGCGTCCCTCCGCGCGAGAGCGAGGCTGGCGCGCCGGGCCATGATCTCCAGCTCCCGCGCCGTCACGCCTGCTTCCCTCCCGAGGCGAGCGCGTCCTTCATCTGCCGCTTGAGCGTGTCGGCGAGGCGCTGGCCGTCCGCCGTCTTGGGTATCTTGGCGATGGCGTTGATGAACGCCGTGCCGTCCTTCGCCTCGATTGCCGCGCGGCACGCCTCCAGCGCGCCGTTCAAGTCCTTCCGCATGGCCTTCCACGCCTCTGCGGTCGCGGCGTCGCCGTCCGCGTTGGCGAGGGGCGGAAGGGCGGGCGCGTCGCCCGGCGGCGGAAGGGTGGCGCCCGATCCGTCCACGGGAGGCGGCGCGCCCTCGCCCGGCATACCCTCGCCCGGCTGGCCCTGCGTCGGCTGGAGAGGCGCGTCGTCCTTGCTGTCGGCCTTCCACTCCGTCCGGCTGTACCGCTGGAGCGCGTCGTTCTTGGACAGCTTCACGCCCAGCCCCACGAGGTGCTTGTCGATCGCCATGTCGAGCTGCGCGTCCTGCTTGGCATTCGGCTCGATCTGTATGTACGCCATCGGCACCACGCGCTCACCGAAGTGCCACCGCAGCACGAACTTGTCCACCTGCTCCTGCAACGTCTCGGAAAGCATCTCGCACGCGTCCTGTTCGAGGATGTCGCTCTCGCGCCCCTGGAGGGACGCGCCGTTCGCGTCGCCGCCCTCGCCGGACAGCGTGGACAGGTCCGCGCCACGGTACAGGACGCTGATGGCCTTGTTCATCGTCCGCACCAGCTCGGGGTATGGGATGCTCCCGCTCTGCGCGAGGGACACGGTGTTGAAGCGGGTGTTCTCGTCCGTCACCGCGCCCCACTCCTTGCCGAAGTTCCGCACGGCGTCCACCAGCTCCTCCCATTCGGGCGTGTCCTTGCCCGCCTGCGTCGTAACGTGGAGGCCGGGCGTGCCGCACCGCTCGCTGAACATCAGCCAGTCGTTGATGGACAGCCGCTTGGACATGGCGGCCACGGCGGCGGCGATGCCCACGCCCTCGCCCACCGTCACCAGCCACTCCCCCGGCTCCATCGCCACGCCGTCGTACGCGCCGTAGTAGTCCAAAAACCGCAGCTCGCCCGTGTGGTTCTCGAACATCCACAGCGGCACGAACTGGAAGCGGGCGGAGAGGGAGCCGTCCGGCTTCGGCTCCCATACGATCTCGTGGACGGCGTACTTGGCGTGGACCGCGTCCATCATCTGCTTGACGAGGAGGCGGAAGCCGCCGCGCTCGTTCCGGCAGAACACGCTGGACGTGCGTATGTTGGCGTAGAAGCGCTCCAGCACCTTGCGCTGCAATTCGGCCATCGGGTTGTTCTCGTACCCCTCCACGATCTTGACGGCGTGCTTGCACCGCGCCACGCTGGACTTCATCTTCTGCGAGCAGGCGAGGATCATCTCGTCGCGCTGCTCCAGCTCCTCCAGTATGCGGGCGAGGTCGCACAGGGTGCCGATGCGCCAGTTGTCGATGGCCCGCACCAGCTTGTCGGGCGTGAAGTTGCGCATGGGGTTGAACCGCGCGCGCTGTTCGGTGATGGCGCGGGACACGTCCACGGAGCGCGCCGTCTTGACGCGCTTCAGCTTCTCCCAGAACCGCCTTCCGGTCTCAAGTATTCTCATAAGAACGCTCCTCTGCCTCTGACGGCGGCGTGCGCCGGGTCGGACATCCGGCCCACGCGGGCGTGTCCCGACGCGCTGGCGTGGAACATCACCGCCGTCGCGTCCACGAAGTCGTCGTGCGTGCCGTTCGGGAACTCCTCGAAGTGGCGCATCCACTCGTCCAGCCGCCGCGCGCACAGCGGGCGGTAGATGTGGACGATGCCGGCCTCGAACGACGGCTCCATGTCCGCACTTTTGGCCGCTTTGTCACCGGGCAGGCGCGACGGGTAGACGGACGAGACGCCGAGGAGGGCGCTCCGCATGGTGGCATAGGCGTCCTTGTACGCGCCGAACGCCTCCACGTACTGGCGCACGGCGGGGCCGTCCTGCACGGCCGTCTCGCGCATCATCCTGTCGCGCGCCGGGGCCTCCTCCCGGCACGCGACGATGGAGCGGATCCATATGTGGCGCAGGCAGGCGTCGCCGTCCAGCCTCTGCGTCACGACCTGCCCGCGCACGCCCACCGTCCAGTCGGGGTCCTCGCCGTTGCGCTCCTTGGATGACGAGGCAAGGTCCCAGCCGCGCACGTCCGGCGCGATGGGCCAGCCGTCGAGCGTGTCGTGGAACACCACGCCCTTCATGGCGAAGCGGTTGCCGCCCTCGATCACGGGGGCGCAGTCGAGCATGGCCGCCGCCATCTGCCGCGTCATGGCGGCGCGCTGGTTGTCGTACCACGACGGCGGGAACCGCTCGGGGAACAGGTAGTCGTAGCCGTCCGGGCCGTCGCGCCGCGCGGGGAAGGTGATGTGCTCAAAGGCGGTGAACCCCGGCTCCTCCTTCATCTTGCGGAGGATGAAGCCCGTGAGGTCGTCCACGTGCCAGCGCGTGTTCATCACGATCTGTATGCTGACGGGCGAGAGGCGCGTGTTGAAGGAGGTGGAGAACTGGCGGTGTATGGAGCGGCGCGTGGCCTCGCTGCGGGATTCGGACTCGTCCTTGATGGGGTCGTCGATGATCTCCAGGTCTGCGTCCGAACCCGTCGCGCCGCCGTGGATGCCGAGCGCCTTGTAGGTGCCGGCGCTCCCGGCGATCTTCCACGAGGCGACGGCGCTCTTCTCGCTGGACAGGCGCACGCCGGGGAATATGCGCCTGTACATGGCGGACTTGAGGATGCGGTCGCGTATCTTGAGGGAGAACTCCTCGGCCTTCTCGGCGGAGTAGGACACCTCCATGACGGAGGGCTGGAGCGCGGCCTCTCGCCCGATGAACCACGCGGGGAACGCCAGCGACACGATGTCGCTCTTGCCGTGGCGCGGCGGCGTGTCGATGATGAGCTTTGTGGAGCGCCCCTCCTCGTACGCCTCCACGGAGCGGGTGAGCGCGTCGCAGATGGCGCGCGTGTGCCGGCCGATGACGAGCGGGTGGGGCATCCACCACACAAGCCGCATGAAGGCGAGAAGGTCCCTCCTCGCCCTGCGGACGGCCAGCTCCAGCGCCGCCTCTGCCCGCGTGACTGTCGCTGCGAGCGCCACGCCCTACGGCTCCTCCTACGCCTCTCCGTTGGCGATCTTCATCAGCTGATCTTCCGTCATCTGCGACGCGGCGGACTGCTCCACGCGCATCTCCTGCACGGGGGCCTCGCCGATGGTGTCCCGGATGAACTCTGCGGCCTTCACGTCGCCCTTTGCGGCCTTGGTGGCCATGGCGAGGATGATGCGCTCCTCCACGGTCACGTTGGCGTCCTTGAACCCGGCCAGCGAGGACACGTTGCGCGTGAGGCGGCCGGCCTTCATCGGGAGCGCGAGTAATTCCGCGAGCCTGTCCTTCATCAATTTTTTCCGGGCGCGCGCCGCGCCGGAGGCGCGCCCCGCCTTGCTTGCCATTTCCCTCCGTTGCTCCTCGGTTAGGGCGGTAAATGGGATTAGATTGCTGTTTGTGGCTTTTTGGTCCATTTTTGTCTCCTGTGAAAAATAACTTGACGGGTGGCGGCAACCCTGCTATGATGTCCCTCGTGCGCGCGCGTCTGAGGGCTGTGGGGCGTTCTGCGGAGCCGTGCCGTCCGCCGTCGCGCGTGCGGGCGCGGGCCGTCCGGGCGGGACGCGGAAGGGCGGATCGTCGAGCCACGAGCGGGGCGTCCCGACGTGGTTCTTGAGGAAATCGGCGACCTGCCTGTCTGTCATGGGCGCAGTCATACATAGATGGCGCGTTTGTCAAGGGCATTGACAGAGGCAGGGGATTTTGACATACTGTGCGGCAACAGACCAAACAAGACACACGACAGGCCATGAAGAGAAGACAGACAATTGCGCATCCCTGCATGTGGGGATTCGCCGCCACCAAAGACCGTTCGCTTCCAATTCGCGGGAACTGCTTCCCCGTAGGCTGGAAGGAGAGCGTCGGCGACGACATGAGTTTTCTGAACGACCTCACGGAGGAGCGCGAGGCTACGTTGCGCGAGAAGTGCCTTTCGCGCGCGAAGGCCGGAACGGTCAGACGATGGATGTACCTCATACGGCTCTGCGCCGAGGTTCGCAAGGGCGACATCGTCGTGTACAACAACGCCTCCGGCGGTTCCGTGATGATAGGGCGCGTGGCGGATGGCGCCTGGACATACGAGGATGGGTCAGTCCTTCCGTGCCGCCGCGCCGTGGAATGGATCGCAGAAGTCCCGAAGCGGGAAATGAGCAGGGGATTCGCGGCCCGAATATCCCCGCAATGCACGATCCACCCCATGACTGGTGAGCGCGAGCGCGAGGTTTTTGAAGTCCTTGAACGAAAGGGCCTGCGATGAGCGCAAAACCTTGGCCGGCGAAGCCCGCTGCCGTCACGAATGATCTGGCGCGTTCCGCCGAGAACGCTAAAGCTATTGGGGCGATAAGGAAGCTGATAATTGTCCTTTTCGCCTTGGGTCTTTTGGCGGTGTTGTTCGGTAGGAATATCGTTGACTACGTGGCGTCAATCGACCTGTGCATGTTCTTCATCCTTTGCGCGCTTTGGAACATTGCTACTGTCCAGAACAGGAACAGCGAGCGGATCGCGGAACTCCTTGAGCAGCAGAACAAGCTCCTCCGAGAACTGAACTCGAAACAGAAGCCTGAGCCGGAGCTGGAGAGCGGAAAGGGTATCGCACCTCTTCGTGCGGACAGCGCCTATGACAAGAAGACGAGCGATGGCCGATTCGTGATATGACCAAACGAAAAATGCCCCGCTCGTTGGAGCGGGGCGCGGGTTACAGCGTAAGTGGGGCGGCCGCTACGCGGCTCGGTCGAGGATGTGGGCCTCGTTGAAGTCTACGAACTGGATCCCATCGTCCGGGTCGCTATCCATGTCAGCCCATACAATTCCAGCCTCTCCAGGCTCGTCGGCTTCGGGGTTCTGCCACGGCTCGCCCCCAATCTTCTCACGGGCGCGCACCAGCCCAAGCTGAATCAGCATCATCCAGTTGAACTCCATCGGCGAGTATACATCAAGTTCCCAAGGGTTGTCACCATCGGCCTTGACCTTTTCAAAGTGGGCTAGGGCTGCGTTTTTCAGCGCGTACAGGGCCGCGCGTTCATCATCCGAAAGATACGCAGCCGAAAAATCCTCGCACTTGCCCACGAGTTCGGTACGGCGGGCGTAATTTTCCTCACAGATTTCCGGCCAGGCCGCGCGATCCATCCAGTAGGTCTGGAAAATTTCGATGAGTTCGTCCAGCCCGTCTGCGGTCTTCACGATCTCTGCGAACGGCTGTACGTCGTTGGCCTCGAGCCGATTTTCCTGTTTTTCATGCGTCATCTTTCTGTCCTTTCACCTGTGGCGCGCGGGCTGGGAAGTCCAGCCCTCCAGCGCACCCCAGTACAAATAAGTTTACTGGATTGCGAGCGAAAAGTAAAGCGTAAAATTGATAAAAACGCCGCGTATGCGCGCCTGTTTGCGCGTTGTGAGGGCGTGGCGCGCCGTCACCTCACGCGGAACGGCGACTTGTCCCGGATGTTCAGCCCTCGGCCTTCCTCGCGGCCCCGGCATCGCCGTTCCACACGTAGAAGATGTCGCCGTTCGCGTCGCGCCCGGCGGGGCGCATGATGCCGCCGAACATGACGTAGGGGTTCTGCCCCTTGTTCGGGCTGTTCCACAGCCAGCGCAGGTACTCGGCCATCGTCTCGTCGTAGAACTTGGCCTTCAGCTCGGAGGAGTTGGTGTTGAACCCGGCGGCGTACCGCCACTTGAACCCGCCGAGCAGGGCCTCCACGTCCGGCGCGATGTCGCTCCAGTAGACGACGCCCTTGCGCTTGCAGATTTGCAGGGCCTCGCAGAACTGGCCGCGCGAGTAGTTGCACGACTCCGCGAGGCCGCAGCACGAGCCGTTGGCGCACCGCTCCTTGAAGTGCGCGTCGCTCACGTAGAAGCGCATGCCGACCTCCCGGCACTTCGCCTCCATGCGGTCGATGTAGGGCCGCTTGACGTTCCTGTTGAGGCGCATGTAGCCCTTGTTGGAGCTGTACCTGCGGTAGAACTCGAACACGTCGAACCCGCACAGGGCGTTGAACTTCGGCATGAGCGCGCGGAGCGACTTGGAGCGGATGTCGGCGCAGAAGAACTCCGTGGACATCGCGGTGGCGCCCCTGTCGGCCGCCTGCTGGATGAGGTCGAGGTAGGTGGGCGTGGACAGCCCGATGATGAACGGGCGGAGCCGGAGCGTCGCGCCGCCCGCGTCCGCGTTCGCGATGCGCTCGATGGCGAGGAGGCGTTCGCGCGGGGGCGGCACGCCGCCCTCCATGATGCGCGCCTTGCGCTCGTCGAGGGTGATGATGGAGAACTTGAAGTTCCAGTTGCGCTGGCCGCGCACCAGCTCCATGTACCGCTCGTCCCTGGTCCACCACGTCGCCTTGGTGGAGAAGCAGAGCGGGTAGCCGATCTCCTTGAAGAAGCGCAGCAGCTCCAGCGTCTTGCCGTAGCGGCGCTCGTAGCCGTCGAACTGGTCCGACAGCCCGCCCCACTGCATGACGCGCCGCTGGCGCACGTAGGGTATGAACTGCCGCAGGTCCTTCGGGATCGCGGGGTTGTCCTCGGCCGGGTTGCTGAACAGGGCCTTGATGCGCTCCACGTCCACGGCCCGGACCTGCTTGGCGCGGTACGTCTGCCCGCCCGTGCCGTTCTGCCGCTGGAACTGCGAGAAGCAGTAGAGGCACGAGAACGAGCAGTTGGAGTAGGTGTCGAAGGTCATCGGCATCGAGCAGTCCGCGATCTCCTGCGTCCATCGCGGGCTGCCGTAGTGGCCCTTCAGTAGGAGGGTGTCCGTCTTTTCCTGTTCTTCCATGCGATTTTCCTGTCTGTGCTTTTTCTCGTTTTCTGGGTTTACTTTCAGCGGGGGAAAGGGTAAAATAGGGCCACTTCCGCTTCACAGGCTTGAATCCGCCCTCTAGCGGGAACGGCCGCCCTACGTCGCGTAGGGCGGTTCGTTTTTGGGCCGCTCCTGTATGCTCCTTATGTAGACCTGGTTGGCCCACGAGATCGCCCACGTCTCGCCGTTCTCCGTGTCCGTGCTGTAAGCGCGCTGGGAGCCGTAGGGGTAGGGCGGGTTCTTCAACCTCCGGCCCCGGAACACGATCGCGGGGCTGGTGTCGTGGCGCACGGCGTATATCCCGTCCCGGACGCGGCGGAAGCGCAGGATGTCGGCCTCGTTCATGGCCCGCCCGTGGCCGTAGAGGTACTTCGGGAGGAACTGGCTGTCGAAGCGCATCTCGCGGCCGAGCGCGTCGCGGAACACGGGGTTGGACATGACGACGGCAAGGCCCTCGTGCGCCGGGATGAGGCCCTTCTGCTCGGAGTGGCAGATTTCGCCGATGCGCTCGGGCGTGACCTTTGCGGCCTGCGCGCGGAAGTCGGCCATGTCCCTGTAGTCCGTGCCGGCGAAGCGCGGGTCGTCCGGCAGCTTCTTCCCCTTGCCGTCCTTACCGTCGTCCGCGCCATCCCCCTTGTCGCCTCCGGCGGCGGCCCCGGCCCCGCCCGACACGTACCGCCCGCCCTCCGCGTCGCCGCCCGGCGCGTGCTCGCGCCCCTGCGCGTCCCGCGTGTTCGGCAGGCGCACGCGCCGCGACAGCAGGGCTGCGCGGGCGCGGCGTATGGCCTCGTTGAACAATCCGGGATTCACTTCTCCGCCTCTCCGGCATTGGCCGCGTTGTCGCGCGGCGCGGGGATCGGCACGCGCAGCTCCATCTCGTAGTCCTCGCCGTTCACGTCCACGATGCGCGCGCCCTGCTTCAGCCAGAACCCCAGCGCGGAGTTGTCGCGGTTCGTGCGGAACCTGAACAGGGGAATGCCAGCCGCGACCATGCGGGCGACGCAACGCGCGTGGAGCGCCCTGCCCCAACCGCGCCCGTGGTACCGCTCCATGACGACGGTGTCCACGCCGCGCACATGGCCCCTGCACCGGACGCACATGTAGAACGCGGCGTCGTTCAGTATCTCGCACCACAGCCTGTCCGGCCTGTCCTTCGTCTGCCACACGGCGGTGCGGAGGAACGCGGCGTGCCTCCGCACGCTCTCGCTCCCGCTCTCGCGGCAGATGCGCTCCAGCAGGCGGATGTCGCCGGGGCGCGTGCGCGAGAAGGGCCTCCACACCATCGCGTCCGCCATCACGCCGCCCCGCCGGCCCATGCGCGGGCCTTGCCGACGAAATACGCCACGAGCCGTGCCTGGTCGGCCGCCGTGTTGTTCCACGCGCGGCGCAGGCCCAGCTCCCGCACGAGGTTCTCCACCTTCGTCCGCTTCGCCTTTAGGAACGTGGCCGACTGCCCGTCACCTCCGGCGGCGCGGGCGGAGCGGCGCGCGTCCAGCACGGGCTGCGCGGCGTCGATGACGTAGGCCTCCGCGTGCGTCTCGCGTATGAACCGCTTGTTGAAGAGCCTGTCGCCCTCCACGAACACGACGCGCCGCGCGCCCTCGCGCTCCAGCGCGGCCACGTAGTCCAGCGCGTCGCCGATGACTGCCATCGACAGCCTGTCCGTCCCCTCGAAGGTGGAGCCGTCGAACACGCCGAGCATCCTGTAAGGCCCGCGCGCCACGCCACGGCACAGGCCGTGCGCGAACGCCTCCGCGTCCGCGAACAGCACATCCCGTATGCGCTTGAAGAGCGTCGACTTCCCGCTTGCCGGGACGCCGCCGAGGTATATGGTCTTGACGTTCATGCTCCTGTCTCCTCCAGTCACTTCCCGGCGAGGCCGTAGATGAGCGGTGCCCACCGCGTCCCGTCCGCGTCCGCGAGCATGCGCTCTGAGTAGTAGCCGTTCCAGCGCGTTCCCTTCTTGATCTTCTCCACGGCGCACAGGCTCGTCTCGATGGCGAATGCGTTGTCGCCCGTGTCGCGCCTCGCCCGCTCCAGGAACTGGTCGAGGGCGTCGCGGCTCGCGCTCCCCGCGAGCAGGATGGCGCCCTTGGTGTAGTTCTCGTCCGGCTCCCAGCCGAACGCCACGTCGTCCGTCCAGTCCGGCTTGAACACGTTGCAGTACACCTCCAGGAACAGGAACGCCGCGTACCTCCCGAAGAAGAACCACGAGCGCACCTCCCGGTACGCCTCCGCCGTCGTCCTTGCGGCGGCAAGGCGCTCGGCCTTGTCCTCCGTCAGCTCCTCCAGCAGGCGCGGGAACGCGCCGTTGCACCGCACGTACCGCCTGTCCGTGCGGAACTTGAGGCGCGCCATCTCGCGCTCGCCCTCCAGCATGTCCAGCGCGGACGGGATGTGGTAGGTCGTGGCGTAGAAGTAGATCAGCCGGAACGAGTCCCACGCGGACAGGGCGAGGCGGCGGCAGAGGGACGCGATCATCCGCTCCTCCACTCCCGCGTCGCCCTGCCTGTGGTACGCGACGTACTCCTCGTATGTCACTGGCCGTCCCCCGACGGGATGATGTCCTCGATGTTGTACACCACGCGCTCGATCTGCTTCAGGCCGAGGAGGCGCGCGACCTCTGCGGCGCGCTCCCTCGGGTAGACGATGATGACGCGCTCGTTGTTCGTGGCGGCCTCAACGTCAACGGCCTCCTGCTCGTCGGCGGTGAGTTTCGCGCCGGCCAGCTCCGGCGGGAGCGTCCCAGCGACGCCGGGCGCGGCGGCCCCGCCGTCCGTGGCCACGGCAACGCCCTCCGCGCCCCCTGCGGGGGCTGTGTCCTCGTCGCCGAACGGGTCGTCGTCGAGGTCGGGGAAGCCCAGCGCGCCCATCTCCAAATCGTCGCCGTCCATGTTGGCGATGGCCTCCAGCTCCGCGTCCAGCTTGGCGAAGTCCCACGAGGACATCTCAGCGAGCTTGTTGTCCGCGAGGCGGAGCGCGGCGGCCTGCTTCTTCGTGAGGTGCGGCAGGTAGATGACCGGGACGGTCTTCATGCCGAGCTTGTGCGCGGCCTTGAGGCGCGTGTGGCCGGCGATGATGGTGCCGTCCTTCTCGCACAGGATCGGGTTGACGAACCCGAACTGCTCTATGCTCGCCATGACGCCGGGCACGGCGTCCTCGTTCACGCGGGCGTTGTTCTGGTACGGCACGACCTTGTCGATCGACACGGGCTGCGCCTTGATGTCCTTGGGGTTGATCTTCATTCTCTGTTCCTTTCGGGGTTGGTTAGAAAAGCGTCATCTGCATTGGGTTCTCGCGGCGCGCGGCGGGGGCGGCGCGCCCGTTGGCCTGCCGGCGCTCCTTGACGATGGCGCGCAGCTCGGGGAGGCGGCGCATGGCGCGGACGGCCTGCTTCCACACGTCCTGGCGCGTGCGGTTGTTGACGAGGGCGTAGGTGTTGAGGTTGCCCCCTGCGAGGAGGTGCTTCACGATGGCGAACTCGCCGATGTCGAGGGCGGCGAAGAAGTGGAGGACGCGGCGCGCGGCCTCCTCCGCCTCGGCGCGGACGTACTCCTCCACGGCGGCCTCGGGGTCGGCTTCGGGGCCGGCGGCGGGAGCGCCCTCGCGCCTTGCGGACATGGCGCCCTCCAGCACGGCCTCTGACGCGCCATGCTCCAGCCCGTCGATGTAGACGTGCGACGCGCCCTTGTGGCTCGGCTCGTCGGACGGCCCGGCGCAGATGCCGCAGCGCGGGTCGCCCTTGCCGTCGAGGGCGCACTTGTGGCACGAGTGGTGGGAGCGGAAGTACGCGGGGCCGGGGCATTCGGCGCATTTATCGGTCGGCGATCCGGCTTCGGCGTAGGGGCATTTCACGGCGGCGCACTCCGCCGTCTGCGTTGCCTTGCGGGCGTTCGCGCCCGCCGTCTGTCGTGTTTTCAATCCGTCCGTCTCCTCGCCGTCCTGGGTTGCGGCAACCCGAAGTTTAGCATATCCGGCGCGCGCGTGCAAGCGGAAGTCGCGGAATAATTCTAGGCATGAATCGGCCTAGAGTTCCCACGTGGGGATGCGGCGAGGGGACGGCGCGGGGTCACGCGTCGTTGGCGACGGTGACGACGACGCGGGGCTGGGCGGAGTACGTCTTGCGGAGCGAGAGGTCGGTTATCTGCGCGTCGTCGCAGATCAGCTCGGCCTGCTGGAGGCAGTCGAGGAGGCCCTTCGCCATGTTGTCGAGGTCGGGGCGCGTCACCTTGGCGCGTCCCTCGTCCCTGCGCCGCGCGGCGCGGAACACGAACTCGATGCGGACGCGGAGCGGGAGGTGCGCGCCGTCCGCGTCCATGCGGGAGTAGTCGCGCACGTACTGGCCGGAGGCCATCGCCTCGCGGATCGCGGCGAGGTACGCGAGGCGCGCCATGCGCTGCGGCCTCTTCTCGTAGTGCTGGACGAACCGCCCGACGATGCGCTCGCCCTTGTGCTGGGCGGTGCATCTCGGCGGCTCGATCCTCAACGTGAATGTCATTCCGTGTCCTCCTGTTCCTAGAAGGGGAGGGCGGGCTGCGCGGAAGGTGACGCGTGCCCGCCCTCGCCGTCGGTGGCCGCGTTGTCGCCGCCGCGCACGATGCGGAGGACGGCGTCCAGCGCGTCGGTCGGGACGGCCACGAGGACGCGGTCCTCGCCCTGCGCGGGGCGGATGGTGACGTTCCACAGCTGCCACGGGGAGCCGTCCTTGCGCGTGCCCTTGACGGAGGGCCACATGGACGCGGTCGCGTGCCAGTCTCCCTCGCCGATGATCCCGTCGCCCTTTGCGACGGGCTGGTTGTCCTCGCGCTGGAACTTGCGGAACAGGGCGAGGCTGTTCTTCTTCTGCGGCTTCCTGCCGTTTCCGTTCATGTCTGTTTTTCCTTTCGGGTTGTCTGTCTGTCTTTTGTGGGTGATAACATCCCATGCCCGGCGGACGGCGCGGCCACCAGGACTACGCCGCCCCGCCCGCCGGACCGGGCCGCCGCCGACGTGGCGGCAAAATCTCTCACGGCCTCTGCCTCCGCGCGCGGTTGAACTTGAACTGCTTGAACGGCTTGACGTACTTGCGCCGGGCGAGGGCGTCGTGACGGCGCGCGGCGTCGCGCGTCCCGTCCAGCGTGTCGCGGAGGTGTTCGTAGTGGTGCGGGGCGAACTCCTCCTCCTTCACCGCCTCCAGCCTCGTGCAGTAGGTGATCGGCGGCGCGCTGACGGTCGTTACGCAGTCGCATTCGCGCTCATCGTCGCGGTCATCGTCTATGGCCCATATCCCGTCGTGCATCAGAACAGCTCCGGCTGGTTGTATGGCGACGGCCTCTTGGCGGGCGGCGGCGGGGGCGTGTACGGCTCCGTCGAGAACGCCGGGCAGTAGCCGCATGAATGGACGTAGAACTGGTTGCGCTTGCAGAAGTAGCGGTGGCGGTACGGGGTCGGGTTGAACCCCGCCGCGCCGCAGTTGCGGCAAATGATGGGCCTCTCCTGCGGCGGCCTGTACCCTGCGCGGATCCTTGCCTCGATGATCTGCGGCGTGTCCTTCATGGCCTGCCTCCGTTGAATGTGACGCACACGGTGAGTGCAATCTCTTTAGATTGTTTGCATTTCATCTATAATCCTCGAACTTGCATGATTTCCTAATCCACGCCTTGTTGCACCAGCGCGCAAGGCGTTTCAATTCGCTTGAAGGTTTGACGCTGTTGTCGGTCAGCGACCTGTAAGGCATCACGAACGGGACGAGCTTCGCATCCGCCGACAACAGCCCTTCGATCCTGTTGAGGGCTGAATCTATGCCATCGTTTCTTGCAAGGATGTACACCATCACCTCGCCGTGGTATCCATATCTGCGGAGGAGCACGGTTGCCTTGATGCAATGTGGAAGCATGGCGTCCGTGTCGCACGCGAGGCGCGGGTATCTGATCCACGGAACGCGCGCCATTAGCTGCCCAGTATCCTCATTGTACAGCCTCGCGTCCGTGGCTTGGTTGAAGTCTACGCGCACTTTGATCGCCCTCATCTTCTCGACCTGTTTCCTCACAAAGTCAGCCGGGGCGGCGAGGAAGTTATTGTCCATCAGAACTACGTTGCGGCGAAGCCCCGTGTTCGTGTTGTAAATCTGCTCAATATCGGCCACGGGGTGAATTACTCCCTCCTTGCGCGGCACGACGCACCACGGACACTTATTGATGCATCCGCGCGTGAGAAATCCATACGACTCCGTGAATTGCGGGTAGATCGTGTAGTCGGGTGGCATCGCTTCAATCTCCGGCGGAAGCCGAGATGCGACATCGTAGCCCGTTCCGCCGCGTATCGTATCGTCCGGCAGATAAGGATCATCAGGGGTGAACGTGAACACCTTGGATGCATACACGCGGTCGTAGCGCGCAAGCGGCATGAACCACTCCACGGAATCGCCACGCGCCTTATGCCACGCGGAGATTCGCATGAGCGCGAGGTTCGGGTAGTTATGCCCGTCAACACTATGGATTGCTACGCGCATCACGTCCTCACTTGTAGGTCACGCACGCTGTCAATGTTGCGGCACAGGTCCAATAAAGCGCCATTCTGAAATCGCACTTGAACGCGTAGACGAGCGCGGCCGCCGCGTCCAGCGCGATGAGCGCGGTGGGGAAGATGTATTCGGCTTTCATGTCAGTTTACTCCGTTCTCTTTTGCGGCAATCTCGCACATTATGCCGCACTCCATGTTTGGAATCTCCTTTGGCATCCGCCCACGGAAGTCTGCGAGTTCGTCCAACCACAGCGGGTTGCCGTCTCCGTCTTTCAGAATGAACCTTCCGAGGTCGCGTTCAAGTTTTGCACGCGCCGCGAATGTGTTCGGGAAGTCGAAGCGTATCTTGTTCCAGTAGCCGATGCCGCCTTTCAGACAGCCGATGCAGTTGTTGTTCTCGTAGCCCATGTCGTACATTACAGGTCGCACAAGCCCGAGCCTGTGCGCGAGTTCGTGCGCGTCCTGCTTCGTCATGTTCTTCTCAATCAAAGGGAAGCGGTGGTCTGCGTGCGGCATTGCAGACACGATCCCGTCAACGCGCCTCGTCTCTCCGCAGTCAAGCCCCCAGAAGTATGTGTGGCGTCCCGGATGCTCGCTCTCCCATTTCTTGCGTTCCCGCTTCTTCAGGATGTCCGTGCAACGCGCTCCGTGCGGCCCTTTTAAAAAACCGAACGAACGGCAAACGGCATCGACGGAGCCGTATTGCGAGCGGTGTATCTGTATGTCCTTGCCAATCAATGCCTCCACGTCGTGCAGAAAACGGAGCGAGTCCGGGTGTTGGTCGTCGATGTGCTGGTAATGCACCTCGTCTATTTCGTCCCGGCAAAGCCAACAGGCCATAGCCGATGAGATTCCGCATGAAAACCATGCAACATTCATTCCCCCGCTCCTTTCTCGTGCGCGTACTTGCAGACGCCCATGTGCTTCTTCATTTCGCGCCTCCTTCCTCGGCGTCAATCTCCGCCTTGACCTCATTCACGATTTCCGCTACGCATTCGTTGAAGTGTCTGCAATCCCGACAGAAGAAGGTGTTTCCACATCGTCCTCTGCCATGAAGCCACTTCTCGGAAAGTCTAAAGCGGACAGCCTTCTTGATGTTTCTGCCCTTGTACCTCCACGGCCTATTCATTAGAAACTCAAAGAGTGTGATACCTACGATGTCCGCCGCAAGAGCAAGCGTGAGAATTATGCTAAAAGTCACTTCGCGCCTCCTTCCGTTGCGAAGAGCCACGCGAGCAGGCATGAGCGCGCGCCCGTGCCGGATGGCAACGGGCATTCGCCGGGCCTGCACTCTCCCGTGCGCTCCTTCGCGCAGAAGTCGTCGAACGCCGCCTCTGCCTCTGTTGCGCCGTCGTGCAGGTCGCAGTTGCGTGACGGTGCCTTTAGTGCCACCTCCGCGATCTGATACACCTCCTTCATCGCCGGCGGGTTGAACGTCCCGTCCGTGCGCGCGAAGAGGTAGCCGATCCTGTCCATGATCTCGCGCAGCGCCCAGCGCGCGGCCTCGCCGTTGCGGAAGCACGCCTCACGGTTGAGGCGGTCGCAAATCCGCTCGCAATGCTCAATCACGCCGGGGCCGCGCCAAACGTGGTCGAAGCTGATGACGACATCATGGTTGGACGCGCAGCGCACGGCGGCGACGGACGATCCAACGTCCACGTAGAAGGGCTTGTCGTAGTTGCTCCGGCTCATGCCGCGCCTCCTTCCTTCGCCTTGACCTCGACCTCGCGGTAGAGGACGGGCGGCAGGTTCATCAATTCATCGCGCGTGGCCTCGATGACGATGCCCCGTTCCGGCAGGTCGTCCATGAGGAACTTGTTGGCGATGTCCCCGATTGCGATGACCGTCATGCCGCGCCTCCTTCCATCACCTCAATCGCGAACGTCTCGCCGATTGCCGCCGTGTAGTATTCCACCTTGCTCGGCGGCCACGCCTTGCGGATCGTGCAGAATGGCACGCGCAGATTGCCGAGAAATATGAGCTGAATGTAGTTGCCAGTCGGCAGCGGGAAGTGCAACTTCTCTTTCGGAGGGTCGCCGTATGTGCAGAACCCATACTTGTAGTATGTGGTATCGTACTCCAGAAGCTCGTTCGGCGTGTTGCCGTCAATGCGTATCGGCTTGACCGCCAGCAGCTCCGCCGTGGTTTGGCTGTGGAGCTTCGGGTAGTTGTGAGAGAATCGGATCGTCTTCATTTTTCGCCTCCTTCTTTTTGATTCACGTAAGATGGCCTTATCTCCAGCGTCACGCGCCGGGGCGCGACCCTGTACCACGGGTGATGCTCGTTCCAGCGCGCCACGTCCATGTCCATCTCCAGCGCGCGCCGCGTCGGGGCGTGGACGAGCCGTTCGCCGTCGAGGATGTTCTCAAGCCGCCCGAGGTGGTATGGATCCCAGCCGGGGTTCGGGTTGCGGTGGAAGAGCCAGCCGCCGTGGTCCGCCTTGCAGAAGAGCGCCCAAAACGAAACGGAGTCTTTCAGCTTACATGCCATCGCCCTTGCCTCCTTCCTTGGCCTCGTAGTATTCGCACGCAGGCTCCCAATTGTACTCGTCGCACAGAGGGGCAAACGGCGTGCGGAAACAACGCCCCGTTGCAAAGTGATGGTAGTCGAGCCAAAACTTGCACCCCTTGCACTTCCTGTGCCGCAAGCGGTTGACGATTCGCGTGATGAACTTGCGGAACGATGACGGTTCTGGTGGTTTCCTTAGCATGCCGCGCCTCCTTCCTTCATTTCCTCAAGGCGTTTCGTGAACAAATCGGCCAACTCGTTCAAGTCCCTGTATGGGTCGTTCGCGGGATGGATATGGTATCTGCGCTCGTATTCGGCACATGCTGAATTCAGCGAATCCTCAACTTGCTTCTTCGTCAATCCATACTCCTTAGCCACCTCGCCATGAACCCGAAGACGGACATCATCCGCGAACTCAAACATGTCGTTCTTAAACTTGCTCACGTATACTGGGTCAACCACGATGGAGGCGTACTGGTATGGCAAGTCCATTCTTGTCTGCTTCATTCCCCCGCTCCTTCCTGCGCCGCGTAGGGCGTCTGCGCCCATTTTATCGCACATTCCACGATTGTCTTGCACTCCGAAAATGGACAGCTGTCCGAACATGGCTTGCAAAAACGGTTAAACCTTTCCTGTTGCTCCTCCGGCGTCCCCACGTCGCAGTTGCGCGGCGGCGCGGCGAGGGCGGCGGCCACAATGCGCTCTATTTCAAGGAGTGAATCTCGCAGACAAGTGTAGTCTGGCGGATCTTCTGTCATTCTGTCAAGGAGCGTGCAGCCATTGCAGTAGTCATTCAGTTCGCGTCTAATCTTCAACAGCGCCTCGCGCATCGCCTCCGCGTTGCCGGGCTTGTGCCGCGCCGCCTCCTCCTTCGCGGCAAGCTCGGCGATCCCGGCACACTCGCAGTCAAACGACGCGCGCTCCCGCTTCAACGCCGCTTCAAGGCGGTCCGCGAGGTCGGCAAGCGTCTCGTCAAGATAACACCCAAGGACCTTGACATACACAATTCCGTGGTCGCGCCCATCACGCAAGAACTTAGCTCGTTCGCGCATTTCCGCGATGACCGCATCTGCGACCTCCGGCTTCTCACCCGTCGCCGCCGCGTTGCGCTCCGTCTGCGGTACGCAATCTCCGTTGTGTACCGTGGACGGCGTTTCGTGGTGCGCATCGCAAGCCCTCCTATTCCACTCCGCCGCCGCTTCCGCCGGGTCGTGGTGGTACCGCGTGGACAGCCCGCACTCCATGCAGACCACCCAGCAGTTTTCGCTCCGCTCCGCGCCATGCTCCATCGTGGCGTGGCCGCCACAGCACGGACAGGGCTTCAACACGATTTCACTTGCCATCGCAGGACCTCCTGTTCCATTTGAGGCACGCGCTTTGGTAGGCCTCCTCCGCTTCAAATGAATCAATTCCGTGGACATTCGCCCAGCAATTCCTGCACGTTATGCTGACGGAGTGGTGCGTCCCGTCCTTGTGCGCCGGGAGGATCGTCGTTGAGCGCCTGATCGCAAAGTCGCGCTCCTCGCCGCAGAATGGGCAGGGCTTCAATTCTGTTTTGCTCTCCATGCCCTACCTCCTCTCTCCCTCGTGGATGAACACGCCGCCCTCGGTGCCGGAGGCGAACGCCTCCTTGATGACGCCGTATATTTCCACGCCCCGGTTGATGACGTTCAGCCCGTCCGCCGAGGCGTACTGGTAGCACGTCCGCACGCGGATCGTCTTGCGCCCGCGCCTCTCCGCGTCCTTCACGGAGTCGATGTTGAGAATGATTCTCATGTTGCCTCTCCTGTTCCTTTGTTGGTTTGTCCCGCGTCCGCCGCCCGCTCCGAAGAGACGGCCCAGCGGATGACCTGCGCGGCCTCCTGCTCGGTGAGTTTCAGCCGCGCCACGACGCAAGCGACGGCCTGCCGGGCCGTCTCCGCCTTGACCTCGTGGTTGCCGTGGTTGCGGGTGTAGATGGTGAACGCCCTCACGCCTCGTCCTCCTTGCGGAGGGCGGCGTTCAGCCGCTCGTCGCACAGCTTCGTCAGCTCGGCCTCAAACGCCCCGAGCTTGGCGTCGTCGTAGCCTTCGCGCGGCGAGGATGTGACGCGCGCAATAGCCTTGACGGCAACGCACCGCCCGGTGTTGATCTCGCACGCTTGAATCACCTCGATGTCAATGCTCATTGTTGAACTCCTGTTGGTACATGTCGCTGTACTTCTTGCAGGCGGCCTCGATCTCCGCCCTGCCGTTGAGCGCGAGGACGGCCTTCACCGCGCGGTGCCACTCCTCCATGACGGACAGGCGCTTGCGCTCGCCCTCCACCCAGCCGTCCTTGGCGATGGTCTCAAACGTCCGTGAATGCTTGAAGAAGAAGTAATTGCCGATGTGCCGGATCGCCTCCATCTTCGCGCACAGGGCCGTCTCCTTGTCGCGGAGCCTGTCCACGTAGCACGAGGTGCAGAAGTAGCGGCAGTCCTCGTCCTTCGGGTCGTTCATGCGGAGGCGGAACCTGTTGTTGAAGCAGTTGACGCACTTCGAGCAACGCACCATCTCCGCCGACAGTTTCACCTCACCCATTGGCCGCCTCGCTTTCCTTTGCCGGATGCCCCATGCAGCCGCGACGGTAGCAGAACCTGTCGCACTCGCCCACCGGGACGTGGTCCGCGCCAAGCCTGTACAGGCCCCAAAAGTAGTCGGCGCACTCGTCGATCGTGCAAGTCTTGTTGCCGCCGACGAGCTTATGAAGATACCGCATCCCGGTCTTGCCGTCGGCAAGCGGGCCGTCGAAGCACAGGCTTATGTGAAGTACGCCCGGCCCTCTGTGGTACTCCAGCTTGGAGTATTCCTCGCAACGCCCGCAGTCGTAGGGGCGTCCGGTGAACGGGCACGTGCCCGTCTTGATGCGTTCGATCTCGTTCATTTATTCACCGCCAATCTTTTCTGCCCGTTGATTTCCGTGATGCGTCCGATCGCCTGCAACTCCTGCAACGCGCTCCGCACGAGGATGAACACGCCGTGGTATTCGCGCTCGCCGCTGATGAACATTGCGTCCCTCAAGCACGACTCCGCCGTCTCGTAGGCCCGCTCGCACGCGAACTGCTCGTTCCAGTCGCGCCCCTGCACCGATTCACTCGCCATGATCCGCCTCGCTTTCCTTCGCCCACGGCACTTGACGTATCCGCAAATGCGGCGGGAACTTCGTGATGTCGCGCTCGCACTTGCCGTCGATGTCCAGCTGCTTCACGAACACAGGGATGTTGGCGTCGCGGCATTGATCGACGACGCTCTCCACCCATTCGATCTTGCACGGACGGCGGTTCTTGCCGGACTCGCAGCCGACCACGACCCACTTTGTACGCCCCCTAACGGCATCGTCTTTCAGCAAAAGGTAATTGATGCTTCCAATCAGAGGTTCGCACGACACCCAGCCTTTCACCCATTTTGGGAGGTCGTATGCTTGCAACCTTCTCTTATCGTACCACTCCTGGTTTTCGGCCGTGAAGCCGAAGTAGGCGTGCGGTATCTGCGTGTAGTTCCGCAGCGCGTCGCACATGCGGTCAACGCGCTTGGTGCAGAACAGGTACGTGGCGTTGTTCGGTTGCGCCGACGAATGCGGCCCCGGAAAATACCACAGGCGCGAAAAGAACGCCATAGACACGATGGACGGGATCCATTCGCCGAACAGGTCGGTCATGTTCCCGCAGAACACAACGCCCGTGTTCGGCGGGCTTACCTTCTGCGTCCTGTGCGGCTCAAACGACTGCCCGAAGCGATCCTCTGTCGCGCACCGCGCGTAGCAGTTGTCGCAAGCCGGGGATATTGGACGGCATCCCAGCCACGGGTTCCACGGCTTGTCCCAATACTGGGCGCGTGGCCATTGTATAAGTTCTCCATTCATCTCTCGTTTCCTCATTCATCTGCGATTGAAACGGCCGGGCGCCAGAAAAAACATTGCTCGCACACTCAAAACGGTGCCGTTCGCGACGCCCGGACATCCCCCGCCCGCCAAGGCGGGGAAACTACTCGGCCGCCTCCTGCGCGGCCTTGGCGCGCGCGTTGAACAGCTTGCGGTACTCCTCGCGCTCCTCGGCGGTGAGGACGCGATCGTCGCCGGACGCGGTGAAGCCGTACTCCTCCGCGATGAGGTCGATCAGCTCGTCGGCCTTCCAGCGGCATTTCAGCTGGCTTGCGAGATAACGCTCGGCAACGCGCGTGAACGCATCCATACGCTCATACTTGCCGCCGTACAGCTCGCTCAAGCCGTCGTCGTCCGCGAGGCACAAGGCGCGCACCTTGTCGCGCGCGGAGCGCAACAGCTTCGCCGTGCGCTTCTTCTCGCGCTCGGCCGCCCGCTCCTCCTCGGTCTTGACCGTGCGCTGGGGCTTCTCCGGCTTCTTGCTCCACAGGATCCAGCGCACGCCGTCCTCCACGTAGGAGTACGGCACCTGCCCCTCCTCCGTCTTGGCGAGCTTCGCGTTGTAGCTGTTCGGGATATCCCACTTGTACTTGACCTCCACGACCTTTACGCCCTGCTTGGCGAGGCGTTCGATCTCGGCGTCCACGGCCTCGTTCCACCGCTTCGTGAAGCAGTCGGCGTCCATGCAGTGGTCGTCCTTGCCGCCCTCCTCCAGCTCGGGGAACAGAAGGGCGGAGCACGCGGTGTTGTGCGGGCACTTGGCGCATTTTGCGAGCGTGAACGGAACCTTGTCGGGGTCGAGGGCGCGCATGCGGCTGCGGAACATCCGGCGCACTTCGGCCTCGTTGATGATGAACGGCTCCTCGTCGTCCTCCTCATCCTCGGTGTCGGCGTCACCGTCCGTGTCGTCCTCCTCGTCCTCCATGTCCTCCATGTCCCCGCTGTCCGCGTCCTCCTCCTCGTCATCGTCGAAGTCGATCTGATACTCAAAGGCGGAGCGCGCCACCTCGTCCTGCATCTCCGGCTCGTGCCGCGCCACGTCCTCAAGGAACGCCACGCTCGGCTTCTCGTCCGCGAGGCGCACCACGTCGCGCCACAGCTTGGTGAGCGAGGTGAGGCGCGCCCGGCGCGCCACGTACGTCTCGTCCTTGCCGAGGGCGGCCGCGATCTCGCGCCGCGTCATGCCGTCGCGCTCCATGCGCTCGATCAGCTCCGCCTCCAGGAGCGGGTCGTTGTCGAGGCGCTGGATGTTCGCGGTGGCGGTCATCTTCATCGCGTCCGCGTCGGACAGGCCGTAGTACACGTCGCACGGCACGGTCTCAAGCCCGGCCTCGCGCGCCGCCTCCACGCGGCGGTGGCCGTCGATGATCTCAAGAATGCCGTCGAGCGTGGTGCGGCACGCGACGCGCTGGATGAGGCCGTTGGCCTTGATGCTCTCCACGAGGCCCAGGAACGCCTTGTCCTTGAGGCCCGCGTGGTGGGTGTTCCATTTACAAGCGGCAAGCGCGCCGACGGGGATGTCGAGGCTGTTGACCGCAGGTTTATTTTTGTCTGTCATTTTCTGTTCCTTGTCTGTTTTTGGGGTTGTTGAAAGGTTGCCCGGATTGCCCGCCGGGCGCGGGTTGCGCGTCTGTGCCTGCGCCGCGCTACTTGCGCTTGCAGGGCTTCTTGGCCTTCGCCGCCGCCTTCTTGGGTGCGGTCGGCTTCGCGGCCTTCTTCTGCGCCTTCTTGCTGTTCGCCATGTCCGGCTCCTTCTTGTCTGTTTTCGGTCCACCGCCCACGCGGGCGGAAATCGCCTATGCGCGCTCCGCCTTGATGCCGTGCGCGTCCATCCACGCGCGCAGCTCGAAGAGGGCGGCGCGCGGACCCGTGATCCGCAGCACGTAGGTGAGCGTGTCGCCGGACGGCGCGGCGGAAGGGGTCGCGGCCTGCGCGGTCGCGGGTGCCGGGGCTGGCGCAGGGGTCGGCGCGGGGCGCGGCGGCGTGGCAGGGGTCGGATCGGGCGAGGGCGCGGGGGACGGTGCCGGGGCTGGCGCCTTGGCCGCCTCCGCCGCCCTGCGCTCCGCCTCCGCCTTGCGGCGCGCGATGCGCTCGGCCTCGGCGATCTGCCCGTCCACGTCGCGGAACGCGGTCGCCGCGTCGAAGTCCCAGCGGCACAGCGCGTACACGGCGCGCTCCGCCCACTCCGCGCCCTTGTCGGCGTACACGCGGCGCGCAACGCCCACCTGCTCCCAGCACCGCTTCACCTCGGCGGCGAGCGCCGCGCGCGACTTGTTGAGGCTGGCGGACGCGGTGAGCATCGACTCCTTGACGCACCCGCGCCAGTGCGGGCTCGCCTCCCACGCCTTGCGGATGTCCTCCGGCTCGTTGACGGCCTCGGCCGACACCATCGCGGCGAGGTCGTCCACGAGGGCGTTGCGCTTCTCCTCGCGCCGCGCCTCGTCGAACGCCTTGATCTGCTTGGCGATGGCCTCCTCGGCCGGCTTGGCGATCCCGACAAGCTCCTTCACGCGGGCAAGGAACTGGTCGAGCGGGGCGTCCCACGCCTTGCGCACGTCGCGCCCGGCCTCGGTCAGCTGGCGGATGACGGCGTTCACCTCGGCGCGCGCCCTGCGCCCCTCGGCCACCTCGTCCTCCGTCACGACGAGGCCCGTGTACTTCTCCACGTACGCCGTGAGCCGCTTCTTTAGGTCTTCGTAGTTGAAGGCGATCTCCTGCGGCAGCCCGACGCCGGGTTCAAGCTCCGTGGTGATGACCACGGCCATGTCCTGTTTCTCCTGGTTGTTCATTGTCTGTCCTTTCGGTTGTCTGTTGTTGCGCCCTCATCCGAGGGCAAGGGTCATCTGCTCGGGCTGCGCCCGGCGCGGCTCGAAGCGCTCCTTGAGCCGCTTGAACTGGTTGCGCACGTAGTCCTCCACGGGAAGGGGGCGGTACAGCGAGCGCACAAGGCTCTTGACCGCCGTCGGCGATTCCCGGAGGTGCCACAGCGCGTGCTCGCAAAGCGGGAGGAGGGCGTTCTCCCAAACGTCCGCGAAGGTGGCGTCCGCCGGCAGGCCCAGCCGCTCCCGCGTCTCCACGAACAGCTTGGTGGTGCGGGCGTGGACCTCGCAGGTCTGCCGCATGTTGAAGCGCGCGGGGCGCGTGAGGCTCCCGGTGTTGGTCGGTGCCTCGGCGTGCGTATACTTATGTTTCATCATTTCCAGTTCCTTCCGCCCCGTTTCGGGGCATTGCGTAAAACCGCTCATAAACGCCCCTAGGGGCGCGCCGCGCCTCCCCTGCGGGATTGCCCAGCCGAATCGCACCGCGCGCTCCTAGCCGTGCCCTTGGCATGGATTTGCGCGTTCTGCGGGTCCGCCTTGACCGAACGCCGCAGGTTCTCCCCCGCGTCGTGCGCCCGGTCGGCGTAGGCGAGGGTCGCCTCCAGCCCGTGGTCGAGGTGCGTCCACCCCATCCCCTCGAACCACTTCGAGATGCGCTCCACGGCCTCCACGTACGCGCCCTCCGACATCCCCCAAAAGGCGCACGCCGCCTCTATGGACGCGATGAGCCTGTCCGCGTAGCCGCGCGCCCAGTACACCTCGCCGCTCGCGGTCGTGCCCTCCGGCGCGGGCGTGTACACGCCGTTCGCCGCCTTGATCGTCGCCTCCGCCGCGCGGAAGAACTGGAGCTTCGCCGCAGGGACGCGCCCCCACACCTCGTCGTGCCTCTTGCCGTTCGCGAGCGAGATTGATTCCGTGTCTCCGATCGCCGCTATCATTTCTTGCCTCCTGTTATCTTGGCCTTCATCCGCCGCGCCTCCTCCCAGTCGCGCCGGGCGCGCGCCGCCAGTTCGGCATCGCCGCCCTCCGGCGCTCCCGGTCCGCCGTCCGCGTACTCGGCCCATTCATCCTCCGTTGACTTCCGCCACCACGTGAACAGGAAGGGGCGGAAGTTGTGGCGCGTGACGCGCCGCCCGTTTGTCTGCTGCCACCCCATGCCCTCCATCATCGCGTGGAAGTACCGCCCGAAGCCGGCGGGTATGCTCTTGCCGCCGGGGTTGGTGCAATCGTCGTTGGCGCACACGCGCAGGATGTCGTCGATGGAAGGGGGCGCTCCCGCCGGGGCGACTGGCGGCGCGACCGCCGCCACGTTCGCGTCGATCTGCGGTTGCGAATCCGCCGCGCGCGCGGAAACACGCGCACAATCATTTATGATTGTAAGCGTATTCTCCTTTTCTTTACTCTCCTCTCCTTTCCTTACCCTTTTGTTTTGCTTTTGTTTTGCTTTTGTTTTGCTTTCAAGCAATCCGTCTCCAGCTTCTGTTTTCCTCGCGTTTTGGTTGCCGTGGTTCCGGCTCACGCCCTTGCCGTTCCGCCCCCCGCGCGCCCCGGCGGCCGCCCGCGCAAGCGAGCGGTCGATGCCGGGACGCATGAGGAGGAACACGGCACGGTGCGGATGGCCTTCGCCGGGAACAGCCCCGTCGAACGCATAGGCACAGAGCATGGTGTAGAAGGAGAGGCGCAGGGCGTCGTTGTTGAGCGTCCGCGCGTAGTCCTCGAACGAGCGGAAGAACATGAATCCGCTCGGCTTCACCTGCTCGGTCTTGTCCGCACCGTCCGCCATCACGCCACCCGCACGAGCTGCTTCTTGGGGTTGCCCCGTTCGTAGAAGGGCTTGATGATCCGCTTGGCCGCCGCCACGGACAGCGCGCCGTCCGCCCGCGTCAGCGCGTCGCACATGGCCGTCTTGGACACGGAGCAGAGGCGCATCAGCTCCTCCTGCGTCACGCCGTGCCGGCCGACCTCGTTGGCGAGGCCGCAGATGTCCACCAGCTTCTCGTTGCCCGGCTTCAGTTCGTACCGCCACTCCACGCCGCCGCCGCTCACCACGGCCTGCTCGACGGGCGTGCCGGCGTCGATCTGCCCGTCCAGCTCCGCCTTGAGGGTCTTCTCCACGCGGTCGCAGATTGACTTGGCCTGCTTGACCACGACCATCTGCTCCGCGAGCGTCAGCCGCTCGAAGCGCACGGGCTCGTTCACCGTGGCGAGCGTCCTGTCCGTCGCGGGGCACGACTTGAGCCGCCCGCAATACTGGCAGAAATGGTTCGGCGCGGCGCAGTCCGTGTCGTCTATCTTCTCGGCATGCGCCTTCATAAGCCGTTCGGCGCGCGCCACCGCGTCACAGAACTGGCACTCCTCCGTCTGTACCTCGCGGCTCCCGCCGTGGAGGATGACGGCCTCGATCAGCTGCGGGGCGAACGGGTCGTTGCTGATGAACGCCACGCCGTAGCCGAGCGGCTGGGCCATGAGGTCGCACGGGTTGGTGGAGTACGTCTTGTAGTCGATGACGACGACCCTGTCCGGCTTCATGATCACCACGTCCGCCGTGCCGTAGATGCCGTCCAGCCAGTCGCTTGCCCCGTGTATAGTTATGGCGACCTCGCTCTGCGGCCTGTACGAACCCGCGAACGCCTGCACCTTCTCGTACGCCCATTCGGCGCGCGCCCGCTCGTCTGCGGTCACGCCCTCCGGCGCGGCAACGTCCTCGCCGTTGCCCTTGCGGATGAGGTAGGCAAGCCAGGAGTGGGAGCGCGTCCCGCTCCTGGCCTCCTCCGTCCCGCGCGCGTCGTCCGCCGAGGGAAGCGCGCACGGGCACGCCTCCCACTTCGGCCAGTTGCTCATTGACAGAGGGTGGTGGTTCATCAGAACGGCTCCTTTCCGCCATCGGCTGTGATGTCAACGTCCGGCGAGGCGGAAGGATCCACCGCAGGGGGCGCGGGCGGTGCCGGAGGCTCCGCCGCCTTGGCGCGCTTGACCTCCGCGTCCGGCTTGGCCGCCGCCGCGATGAGGCCCGCCGCCGTGGCCGGCTTCTGCTCCTTGCCCTGCTTCTCGCCGCCGTCCGCGTAGGGAGGGTCGCTCACCTTCACGTCCTTGGCCGGGATCGGCACGGGCCTGTCCATCTCCTCCTCGGCGATGCGCAGGCCCTTCAGCACGTCCGCGTAGAGGTCGCGGAGCGCCCACGAGCGCGCGCGGTGGAACATCATGCGCTTGGGGTACTGCGTCCACGGCCCGGCCTTGCCCCACAGCCCCGCCGCCTTGGCGTCGCGGTAGCCGAACGTGCGCGTGACCGGGTTCTTGTTGCCCTTGCGCTTGGTGGTGTAGGCGACGGTGAAGTCCTCGCCCGTCCCCTGCTCCGTGCAGTCGCTCCACTCCTCAAGGCCGCTCGCCTTGACGAGACCGTCCGCCGCGTCGCCCCACACGCACGGCATGTTGTTGATGACCGCGATGTTCTGCAGGGCGGAGAGGGGCGGCAGCCCCAGCTGCATGCCGAGCACGATGCTGATGGCGCACTGCTGCGCCGTCTTATTCTTCGGCGCCATGCCCGCCTGCACGAGCTGGCCCGTGAAGTTCAGCACCGCCGCGTAGTTGGCGAAGCGGAGCCGTCCGTCGTCCGAGATCGCGATGTCCGCGCCAACGCGCGCCACCGCCGTCGTTTCCTTCTTTTCGTTCATAGTCTGTCTCTTTCTTGGTTGTCTGTTTTCACGTGGCGGACGCACCCGCGCCCGCCGAAGCACCGTACCTGCTCCGCGCGTCCCGAACCCAGTTCGGCTCGGGCTGCGCCTCGCACCAGTCCAGCACGTCCTGGAACCTGTACACCGTCCGGGCGCGCATGTCGTCGCCGAACTTGCGCGTCCGCACGAACACCTCGCCCGTCGCCTCGTCCGGCCGCGCGAGGCGGCGCAGGATCGCGTCGGGGATGCTCGTCTTGTACGACACGTAGTCGAAGTCCGCCCACACCGGGACGTCCGCCTCCGACTTGCCGTACTTCTCAAATGCGGCGCGTTCCACGGATCGTGCCCTCCCGCTCCTGCCGCTGTAGCTCGTGCGCCCGCACGTCGAGCGCGATCTGAATGTCGCTCGCCATGCTCCGCCCGGCCACCTTGCACAGCCGCGCGTACTCCGCGTGGAGCGCCTTGGGGATGAACGTCCCCACGTACGCCTTGGTCTTCTTGTTGTCTTTCATTGCCTTTCCTCTTCTGTTCTGCCTGGTTCAGATTGCCTTGGATCGGGTTGCCGCAACCCCGCGCGCGAACGCATCCGCCACGCTGGAGCCTGTCCGGCTACGGGTAGCGGCAACCCCGACGGCGCAGGAAACTACGCCTGCGGCCTACTCTTGCCCCTCCGCGTCCCGGCACCGCCGCGCTTGCGGGGTTGCCGCAACCCTTCGGACAAAAAAGAGGCCACGCTGGACATGATTACGCGCATCATGTCCGCCTTGGTCGGCCGGGCCTTGCCCGTGGCCCGGCGCGTCGCGGCGCGGAGCTTCGCGAGGTCCGCCTCGGTGATGTTGTCTAGGGTGATGCTGTCATTTTCCACGATTGCGTTCATTGCGCTTCCTCTCTTCCTTTGCCCATCTCCTGTCCTCGTCGGATGCGACGGTAGACCTGAGAAGCTGCTCGATCGCCGCCTGGACCGCGTCGTTCTCGGTCATCTTGTGGTCGCGGCAGTACGTGCGGAGCTTCGCCCTCATCTCGAGTTCGATGCGCGCCGTGAGCCGCGTCCTGTCTAGTCTTGGCATGTTGCTCATAGGTCTGTCTGCTGGTTTGGGTCTGTGCGCGTTATTATACTGGTTGCCGCCACACTAGGCAAGCGGGTTTTTTGGTTTTTTTTGCATAATGCCGTTTCACCTGCTTTTCATGCGGTTCGCGCATCGGCGGGCGGCCCGGAACCTCCTCCGGGGCCGCCCGCCGCGCACCTCACGCCGCCGCGAGGACGACGCCCTCCACCGCCTCCAGCATCCGCGTCACCTTCTCCGCCCTCTGCCCGAACTGGCCCTTGAACGCCACGTCCGCGATGTCGGTGTTCTTCTTCATCCGCAGGGGGTTGAATACGGGGTAGGTGAATGCGTTGAGGAGCTTCCAGCCGTTGTCCTCCGTGAACGTCTGCGCCGTCGGCCCGGCGGCGAACTGGAACTCCACCTCCTCGCGCGCGGCGCGGTTGTACGCCAGCGACGGCGCGCTCATCTTCGCCTCGTCAAGCGGGTACACGCGGTCGAGCGCCGCGTCGATGTGCCGCTGCACCACGGACACGCGCGCCAGCCGCTCGCTCCGGGCGCGGAGGACCGCCGCCTCCTCCGCCTGCGCCGCGATGGCCGTGAGCGCGCCCTGCACCGCGAACACGGCGTTCACGGTGTGGCGCACGACGAACGCGCCGTGGTTGCCCATGTCGCGCTGCGCCGCGCGGATGCAGTTCTGGCAGAACACGCGCACGCTCGTGAAGCCGAGGATGAGCGAGCCTCGCCCGCACGGGTTGATGAACGTGAGGCGCATGTTGTTCGGGCTGGTGTCGCCGGGCAGTGAGAACGAGTCGCCCATCTTGGCCGAGACGAACCCCGTGCCGCTCCCGTACAGCGTCCCCACCGTCTCCAGCCTCATGTCCGGCACCGCCGGCATCACGTTGTTGATGATCATGTCGAACACGTCCGAGTGCTGGACAGGCTCGAACTTGCTCCCGATGCCCCACGTTGGGATCTGGTCGCCCGTGTCGCCGCGCTCCAGGTGGAACACGCCGTCGAGGATTTCGCCCCGGCTGTTGTACGAGGGGCACTTGGCGATGCGGAAGTCGAACGCGCGCCGCGCCTCCTCCACGTCGATCACGTCGCGCTCGGCGAAGCCGAGCAGGTTTGGCTTGACGGTGGTGTAGCCGCCGTCGTTCATGGTTTTCGCTATCATCTTCTGTTTCCTTTGGTTGTTTGTCTGTCCGCTCCGCGAAGTGCGGAGAAGGGTGGGTCGCGCCGCTTGACGCACGGCGCGTGGGGGCGTTGTACTTCCGCCCGGCGCGTTTAGTCGCGGACGGCACCGATCCCGCCGCGCGATGTACTTGGATTGCCCCGCAAGCATCATATCCACGGTCGCCTCCCCGCCCCCGCGCGCAGGCCTCGCGCGCCATCGCGTGCGCATCGCGCGGCCGGACGGCCCGTCGGGTGCGATTCGGCAGTAAGTCCATTACGCCACCTCCCTCGGCATGCCCGGCGTGACGATCCGCGTGATGACGCGGCGGCACTCGCCGTCAAGCCCGACGAGCGCGACGCTCCTCCCGGCGCGCACCAGCTTGGCGAGCGCCGTGTCGAGGGCGTGGTTCGGCACGCCGCACATCGGCACGTCCGCGCGCGCGGTGAGCGTCGCGCCGAGAAGGGGAGAGGCCGCCACGGCGTCCTCCCCGAACGCCTCCCACCAGTCGCCGATGCGGGCGAGGAGGATGTAGTCCTTGGTGAGCATCCGGCGGAGGCGTTCCAGCTCCGCGACGATCGGCAGTCCGTTCTTCGCCATGGTTCACCTCCACATGCTCGCCGCGAGGACGCAGACGCGCGCGTTCATGTTCGCAATCCCCCTGCTCATCGCGCGCAGGGCCTCGCCCGCCGTGACGCCCGTGCAAACCACGTTGTCGATGATCCACACGCCGCCCCTCATCTGCTCCGGCGTGGCGCGGATAGGCCCCTTGCGCGACATCTTGAACTGGCTGGGGAGCATCCCGGCCTTCTTCTGCGCGTAGGAGGATTCATGCGGCGCGCACTTGAGGATGTCGCACACGGCCCTGCCCAGCCGCGCGGCGCGCGCCACGCGGAGCATGGTGGTCGCCCTGCCCTCGTGCGAGGGCATGGGCACGACCACGCAGTGCTCCGGCAGCATGAGGTCGAACAGGCTCGCCGCCTTTATGATGCACTCCTCGTCGCCGTCCTTCACGCCGTGCGCGAGGTGGCGGAGCCACCCCTCGTACCGCCCGAACCAAACGATCCTGTCGTTGTTCATCGCGCGCCCCTCCTACTTCATCAACCCGAGCGCCACGATGAGCGCGAACACGGCCATTGAGGCCCAAAACGCGATGTTGCGCTCGATCTCCATGCGGCGTTCCCGCGCCATGCGCGCAAGCCAGTACTGCCTGTATTTCATTGCCGTGCCTCCTTCCGCTCACCACTCGTCCGACATGTACGCCGACGCGCCCGGCACGCCGAACACGAGCGCAGACATCGCGCCCTCCAGCGCCAGCGAGAACCACACGGCCTCCTCGGGGCGGAACATGAAGAACGCCTCGCGCCGGTTGTCGCCGCCGATGTCGCTTGCGGTGATGGCGAGCATGTAGCCGGGGCGCGGCTCGATCATGTGGCTGAACTTGATGACGGCGTTCATCTTCGCCGTCCGGTGGAACAGCCCCTTGCCGTCCTGTATGCTCTCCTGCATCCCACGGAAAACCATCACCATCTGCGCGAGGTCCCCGAGGCACAGCTTACAGCAGATTTTGTTCTCCCAGTCGAACGTGGCGAACACAGGCACCTCGCCCTGCACGGAGGCCACGGACTTCTGCCGCGCGATCTCCAGCATGATGTAGCCGGACGTGCGCCCGTGCGCGGGGTGCAGCTCGAAGCGCACCGCGCTCCCCTTGCCGCTCGCGGACGGGTGGCAGATGGAGGCGCGGTCGGGCCATGCGACGGGCGCGCCGGGGTTGATGTTCTCGTTGGTGTTTTCGTTGCTCATTGTCTTTTCCTCTTGGGTTGTTGTTGGTTGTTGGATGATCTCGCGGCGCGCGCCGCTGAGGACGCATTCGCCGATCTCGTTGTACACGTCTATTGTTCCGGCGCGCGTAGGCACTACGCACCACATCACGCCACCTCGCTTTCCGTCCGTTCCGCCGTCCAGTCCTCCGTTGCGGAGGCAAGCCCGAACGCCGGGCACGGGTTGAACTCGTCGCGCGTGCCGTCGATGGGGGCGACGAGGCGAAGCCCGTCCTCCTTCAGCTTGCGCTCGAAGCGGCGCACCTCCTCCCAGTCGTCGGCGGTGAACTCCGCCGCGCCCTCCTCGCCGTACATGAAATACTGCGCGGCCCAGCACGGCACGGCCTCCACGGTCTCAAACTTGCAAGCCATCACTTCGCCTCCTTCGCATATCCCTCGATGTAGCAGTAGTCGGCCTTCCAGCCCCACTCCTCGCGGAGCAGGCTCTCGCGCCCGTCAAGGCAGTCGAGGTGGCAGTACGGGTGCCGGATGAGGCCCGCGCTCGGATCCTGCTCCAGGAATACCTCCTGCGCCGACGTGGTGCGGTACGAGCGCGATTTCAGCGGGCAGTTCCACAGGCGGCGCTTCCAGCCGCTCGCGGAAGGGGAGTACACGATCACGCCGGACAGGACGCGCGGGTTGCCCTTGTCCGCGAACCCCGCGTTGTGGCGGCGCATGGCGTCGCGGAACTCCTCCATCGTGAGGATGCTCTTCCACACGTGGAGGCGGAGCCTGTCGCCCTTGCCCACGAACCGGGCGCGCACGCCGCCGAACGCCTCCGCGACGTTCCCGGTGCCGATGACCTCGTTGCACCCGTTCGCGCGCACCTCGACCGTGTTGTCGCCGCGCACGCGCACGACGCCGCCGACACGGCTGAGGTTGTAATACTTCGCCAGCCCCTTCTTGATTGCGGGGAGGTCGTATGTGAACTTGACTGCCTTCATTTCATTGCTCCTTGGTTGTTGTTTGTTATCGCTTGACTTCGGCCCGGTACGGCTCCACCTTGTAGAGCGTGAGCCACAGGCCGCCGATGACGTAGCCGACGTGGTACATCTTGCCGTCCTTGCCGTCCACGTACATCTTGTCCACGTGGGACTTCCCCAGCCGCTCGCACAGCTCCTTGCGCGGGTTGGTGAGGCCGTGGAAGGTCTGCCCGTACTGGTCCACCGCCATGTAGACTGCCTTTGCCATGTCAGCGCCTCCTCTCCGTTTTCTGGCGCGCCTTCTTGCCGCCGCGCGGCTTCCGGGGCGCCATGCGCTCAATGGCAAGCCACGACGAGCGCACAGGGCTTGCGGGTTCTCCGTATCTGTTCGTCCTCATTGTCCGTTCTCCTTTCATGCAACCTTCGTCACCTTGCCGCGCTTGACCTCGACGCGCCATACGCCGAGCGAGTTCCAAACGATGGCGAAACCGCGATGCCGTTCCACCTCCGTGTCCTCATCCCCCGCTTCGTCGCCGGCCCTGTAGATGTCCGCCGTGAGTTCGCAGAACTTGTCGGAGGCCCGGTCGCTCCAGTCGCGGAGGTCGAGCGGGGCGCGCTTGCGTTCGGCGCGGATCGCGGCGGCGAGCTTGCTGGCAGAAGGTTTCCTCATGGTTCACTCCTTTGCCGTTTCCAGGTTGTCCTTGATGTCGTTGAGGCCGCTCTCCGCGTCCTCCATGCCGCTCAGCGCCTCCTCCAGCGCGTCGATGGCGGCCTGCGCCTTCTCGCCGCGCTCGCCCTCCTGCATGGACTCGGGCAGGTTGTCAAGCGCATCCTGCTCCTCGTCGCGGACGGCCCCGATGCTGTCCTTGATGTCCGAGAGGTCGGCAATGAGCGAGCTGATGCGCTCCTTGATGCGGTCGATCTCCTTGCGTCTGTCGTTGTTCATCGTCTGTCTCCTGTAGGTTGTGGCGGGCGCGGGGTTGCCGCAACCCGCCGGGTGAAAAAATCAGTTGTTGGGCGCGAGCGCGCGGTCGCACACGGACTGGATCATGGACAACTGCTTGGCAAGCCACTCGGCCTTGCCCTCCACCTCGGCGATCTTGGCCTCGTACCGGGCGCGCTCGTCGGCGATCTGCTGGCGGGCCTGCCGCAAGTTCTCCTCGACCCGCTTCATGGCGTCGGCGCGGCGCGTCAGCTCCAGCGACAGGGCCGACACAATCTGGCGCACCCGCTGGTCCTTCAGCGCGGCGCAGAAGTCGTCCTTGTCCACCGTCCCGGCGGCCATGTAGGCGGGTTCGTACCACTCGCCGTAATGTGCGATATCCTCGTCCGGCAAGAACTTCGCCGTGCGGGCCTTGAACTCGTTGAGCATCATGGTTGTTTCTCCTTTGGTTTACTTGGGTTGCCGCAACCTTGCAGGCAAAATCAAGCCTCGAAAATGTCGGTATCCTCCCACGCCTCGCGCGGGCAACCGTAGTTGAGGTGCCCGGAGCACGCGATCCAGACCGTCATCTGGTCTACCGCATTCCTCGCCACGCACACGTTCTCGATCCTCCCGCTCATGGGGTAGTTTTGCTGCATGGCGAGCCGGACGGGCGTATCGGGGTCGAGCCCTTCAAGGGCTTCGAGCAGGTCTTGCACAGTTCTAATCATTTTCGTTCTCCTTGGCGCCCTCCCGCTGGCAGGCTCATCCTGTCCCGGGGAGCTGCTAAAAGTATACAAAAATCCGCCGTTGAAGTAAAGCGGATTTTTTGTATTTTTTTAGATATGGCGAAGGTGCGTTTCACCCCTGTAAAATAAGGCGAAGGGTTGCGCCAACCCCGTAAAACCCTTTATTTACTGCTGTTTCACGCATCCTCCGCGCCCCTCTCGCACGAGGGCGCACGCCTCCATAACTAAAAATCCGCACAGCGCGCGGCGTGCGCTAGCCGCTTGCGCGCGCGCGCCGCTTGTGGTAGACTTCCCCGCTGACGCCCCGCAGTAGCCGTCGCGGGTCGTCCGGTCCGCCGCGCAAGGGCGGCGGCCCGCAGTAGTAGACGGGTAGTAGAAAATGCGGCGTTCGCCGCATGTAATACGTGGTAAACATTGGGTGGGAAGGGCCTGGCTTGGTTCAAATCCAGCCCCCGCTACCAATTTACAATATGGCAAAAGACGACGATAAAGCGATAGAGGTCACGGGAACCGTCACAAAGGTTCTCCCGGCGACCATGTACAAGGTCCAGTTGGACAACGGGCACGAAGTGCTCGCCCACATCTCTGGCAAGATGCGGAAGTTCTTCATCAAAATCGCGATTGGCGACAAGGTGACGGTTGAAATTTCCCCTTATGACCTCGGGAAGGGGCGCATCACCTATCGTCACAAAGAGCCGCCGCGTCCACAGGCCTGAGGGGGCCATGGCCCGGCATCTTCTTTCCCTGCACGACGTTTCGCTTGCATTTGGAGGAGACCCCGTTCTGGACGGGGTCTCTTTGAATGTAGAGAGCGGCGTGCGCGCGTGCGTCACGGGGCGGAACGGCGAGGGGAAGTCCACGTTGCTGAAGGTCATCGCCGGGCGAATCGAGCCGGATACGGGCGAGATCATCCGCGCCCCCGGTCTGAAGGTGGCCTTCCTCGAACAGGAGGTTCCCTCGGACCGTCCAGGCACCGTGAAGGAAATCGCCCGGTCCGACCGGATCATCTCCCAGATGGGGCTCGACCCCGCCGCCGTGTTCAACGCGCTGTCGGGCGGACTGCGTCGTCGCGTGCTGCTTGCCCGCGTCCTGGCCGACGAGCCCGACCTCGTGCTCCTCGACGAGCCGACGAACCACCTGGACGTCGCGTCGATCGAATGGCTGGAGGCGTTCATTCGCCGGCAGACGGAGACGGCGTTCCTCTTCGTCACGCACGACCGCGCGTTCCTGAAGTCGGTCGCGACCTACGTCTACGACCTCGACCGCGGGTTGCTCGCCGGCTGGAACTGCGACTACCGCACCTTCCTCCAGCGCAAGGCCGACCTGCAGGCGGACGAGGCGGCTCTTTGGGCCAAGAAGGCGAAGAAGCTCGCGCAGGAGGAGGCGTGGATCCGCCAGGGCGTGAAGGCGCGCCGCACGCGCAACCAGGGACGCGTGGAGGCGTTGCGCCAGCTCCGCCTCGAGTTCGCGAACCGCCGTACGGCGCTCGGCACCGCCACGCTGCGGGTGGACTCGGCCGCCGCGTCCGGCGACCGCGTGATCAAGATCGAGAACCTGACGTTCGCGTACGACGCGGGGCGTCCCATCGTGAAGGAGTTCACGGCGGACGTCCTCAAGGGCGAGCGCATCGGCGTGGTGGGCGAGAACGGCACGGGCAAGACCACGCTCCTGAAGCTGCTCACGGGGGCGCTTGCGCCGACGTCCGGCGCGGTGACGATCGGCACGCGCGTGGAGATGGCGTTTTTCGACCAGCTGCACGCCCAGCTCGATCCCGAGTCGACCGTGAAGGAAGTCGTTGCGCGCGACCGCGACACGGTCACCGTGGGCGGCGTGACGAAGCACGTGTTCGCGTATCTGGCGGACTTCCTCTTTACGCCCGAGCGCGCGCGCACGCCCGTGAAGGCGCTGTCCGGCGGCGAAAAGGCGCGCCTGCTGCTGGCACGCCTTTTCCTCAAGCCCTCGAACCTGCTCGTGATGGACGAACCCACGAACGACCTGGACGTGGAGACGCTGGAGTTGCTGGAGGAGCAGCTGCTCAACTACAAGGGCACGCTGCTCGTCGTGTCGCACGACCGCACGTTCCTCGACAACGTGACCACGAGCTGCTACGTGCTGGCGGGGGACGGCGTGG